TAATATATATAATATATAATAATATAATATATATAATATATAATAATATAATATATATAATATATAATAATATAATATAGATAATATATGATATAGATAATATATCTATATAAGATATATAATATAAGATAGATTTATATAGATGTTATTAATCAGCTTAATTGTTAAAAATTGTTACAGCTATTGTTTATCTCAATAATATTACTTATAATTGTATTGATGAAATTATAAATGATAATAATATGAATAAAGTTATTGAAAGAGCTGAAGCATTTATAAGTAAAAATAAAAGACAAAATGCTGTTATAAAAGCTAAAGAAGAAACTAGAGAAGAAATTAAAGTTAAAACTAATAGAAAGTTTAATCTTGGAGAACTAGGAATTAATTGTATAACCAAATAAAATTATTGATTATGTTGAAAATTAAAAGTGATTTAAAGAATTATGGAATTATAGTTCCTACTAGTATTAATGAAATTAATACAGATTATTTTGAAAAACTTCTTAAAGATGTAGAAGTTGCTGAACATTATTCATTGTTAGCAATTTGTTATAAAGATAAATTGTTTAATTGTGCAATGAGTGTAAAAAATAAATCAGATATTAGTATTGATATTACTCCAATTATTGCTAAATCTAATAAATATAAAACTTGTGATAGACTTATTATAGATGCTTTATCTATTGAACGTGGAACTCATTTTTATGTTCCAAATAATATTAATAGTTTTGCTTCTGTTGGTAAATATTGTGCAGATGATAAAGACCTTTATATGTCAATTATGAATGGTTCTTATTTTAAGACAGGTAATGAAACTAATAATGAAGCTAAAAATAATGCTCCTGATTGTTATTTTATAGAATATAAAGTTATTCCTAATTGTGATATTAAAGCTGTATATTCTAAAGATGCTAAATTTGAGAGCATAATGAAGTTCTAACATTCCCTACGGGCAAGCTATAATTAGATAATATGGATGATGTTTTTTATGGAGAAGATATAAATACAGACTATCCTGTTGTTTATAAAAAGTTTGATGATGTTTTAAAAGATATAGTTTTTGCTAATGATAATGAAAGATTGCTTTGTGCAAGTATTATTGAAAGTCTAGAATTAGAAGCAAGTATTCAATTTCGTGCCGATAATGGAGTTCATATTCCTTATATTGGTAAATTTCGTAAAAATCTTATTCGTAGAAATGTATTAAAGAAATATAAGAATTTTCTTTCTGAAAGTAATAATCTTACTAAAGAAGAAAAAAAAGAATTTTTAAGAGCAGCTTCTATTGAAGAAAGAAGATTACGTGATGAAGAAATTGCAAGAAAGAAAGCATTTAAACTTACACCTGGTAAAGAATTTACTGATTATGTAAATCTTTGTAGAAAAAAAGGAATGAGATTTGCTAAATTATATTATGAATTTAAAAAGAAAATGATTGATATTCCTTTTATACAAGAAGTACATGATAGTTATATGGAGATTTTAACAGATGATACAAATAGATAGACTTTTGACGATTGATGATACAGGTATGCCAAAAGCTCCTAACATAAAACAACTTCTTGATAAAGATGTTAAAGCATTATATCTTAGAGATAATACTCCTGATAAAATAATGTATATAAAAGAAGTTGGTGTTATATATTATCTTGCTGACCCAAAAGGACCTTGTATGCAAGAAGGACTTAGTAGGCAAGAAGCATTAAAAAGAGCAATAGAAAACTTTGATTTACCTGTTAATTATCGACCTGATTTATTAGTAGAAAAACTTATAAAGCGTTATCATGATGAACGTATAGGTGTAGTTGGAACTGCTGTTGAATCTTTACAAAAAGCTATTCATAATGTTACTCTTGCTGGTAACATTTTAAATGAATTATTAAATAACAAATTAAGTAGCGGTTTAAGTGATGAAGATGCTACATCTGTTATTGATATAATGGATAGACTTAATAAAAAGATTACAGATTTGCCAAATCTTATTAAAAGTTTAAATGAAGCTCAACAACAGTTACAACTTGAAGAAGAAACAATACGAGTTAGAGGAGGTAATAATGCTGAGTCTAGTATGATTGAAGAAGATGTATAATCATGGTTAAATTTAATTTTTCGATTTCAAATAAACAAAATAATTTTTATACAAATACTGTAGAAGATTTACCGAATGAAATTTGGAAAGAATTTAAAGGTTATTTTATTAGTAATATGGGTAGAATTAAATCTATTAAAAGTGGAAACGCTAAAATAGTATTTAATACTCCTAATCCAAAAACAGGATATGTCATGGCTTTAATAGAAGGTAAAACATATCCTGTATATAGAATTGTTGCCATGTTATTTGTTCCAAATCCAAATAATTTATCACAAGTAAATCATATTAATGAAATTAAAACAGATAATAGAGCATCTAATTTAAATTGGATGACTGCTAAAGATAACACTACTTATTCTCAAGGTAAAAAGGTTTATCAATTTGATAAACATACTAAAAAATTAATTTATATATTTGATAGCACTCATGATGCAGAATTAGCCATTGGTGTTACAAGAGGTGAAGTTGCAAATTGTTGTTCTCATAGAAAAGGACAACAAACTGTTAAAGGTTTTATATTTAGATATGAAGATGATTTAAATAATTTGAATGAGGTTTCCGCTCATAAAAAGCGTATAGCTAAAATAAATAATAAGACAAATGAAATTATAAAGATTTATGATAGTATTGCAGAAGCTGGAAAAGATAATAATTTAAATTATCAAAATATATCTAGATGTTGTAATGGTAGAGGAACTCTTTGTGGTGGTTTTAAATGGAAGTTTTATTATGGAGATACCTAAAATATATAATAATGTTAGATTGTTTTTTAATGAAGCTGAACATAAATATACAGATAGTTTAGGTAATTCTTATAAATCTACTACTCAATTATTACATGATTATGTTCCAAAATTTAATAAAGAATATTGGCTTCATAAAAAAGCAAAAGAAAGTGGAATTAGTGTAAAAGAATTAGAAAATAAATGGAAAGAAATAACAGATTATGCTTGTAATGCAGGTAATAAAGTTCATAATAATTTAGAAGATGCTGTTCGCAATAGTAGTCAATTTCAACAAGCTGTTAAATATTATGGCACAAAAGATGGTGAAATGATAACTGTTGCTGATTTAAATAATATACAAGCTAAATATAAATTATTAAATATAAAAGATTTTATTGAATTAACTAATAATAAATATCCTGATGTATATTCTGTTTATGAAAAATATACAAATGCTGGATATAAAATATATGCTGAAATAGGTTTTTTCTTAATAGATTATTTAATATCTGGAACTATTGACGTGTTATTAGTTAGAGATGATGGAAATTATGTTGTTGGAGATTATAAGTCGAATAGAGATGGTTTAAAGTTTGAAGCAGGATTTTATAAAAAAGATAAAAAACAAAATCCTATTCAATTAACTAATATTTGGGTGCCAAAAAAAGAAACATTATTACCACCATTAACTCATATGGATAATTGTAATGGTTCTATATATAATTTACAAATTAGTTTATATGCTAAAGCTGTAGAAATTATAACAGGTATGACATTAAAAGGTTTATGGTTGTTACATATAGATTGTGATTATGAACTTAATGAATATGGTATGCCGAAAAGATTTGAAGATGGTCTTTATCATATAAAAGATAATCCTATTGAGAAAACTAAATTTTATGTTATGCCTTATAGAAGTGCAGAGATAGATAAAATTTTAGCTGATAGAAAAATGAAACTTAAAGCTAATGAAGTTAAACAACAATTTAAACTTGAAATGTAATGAATAAAGATTTATATCTTGTGATAGCTATTGTTATTGGAATTGTAACTATTATACTTGCTACAATATTTAATAGTAAACCTGTTCCTGAAATACGTTATGTTCCCTACGGGCAAGATTCAACGAGTTTAAAAGAACTTGTTCTTACTAAAGAATTACTTCGACGAACTCAAGATAGTCTTAATGCTTATAAATGTGATACAACTATTTCAGCTGAACTTTTTGTTGCTAAATATAAATTAGAAAGAATAAGACATTATACTAATATAGCTGCAAAAGGTAATAATATAAAATATTATAGAGGCTGGGTTTTAAGAGTTTTAAATGAATGATATTATGAGTATAAGTAAATATTGTTATGGCGAAATTAAAAAAGTTGTAAATGGTAATGAATATCAAATTGGATATATTAATATTAAAATACATCCAATATTTAATGGAAAACCAAATGCAAAAATTGCCACTAATAATAATTGGTGTACAAAATATTGTTTATATAAAAATAATCAATTAACAGAAGGTACTTTTGATGATAATCTTACTAAAGAAGAATTATTAAACAGATTTAATGAATTAATAAAATATCATGAAAATAATTAAAGAAATTATTAAACAAAAGAAAAATTATAGACTTGTTGAAATTCGTAGAACAGTTAAAGAACATGGTTATTATGTAATTCATCATAAGTTTAAATTACAAGTAAAAAGATATAAACTTTGGATTACTTTTAAATCTATTAATTGTAATGAATTTGATATAGAAGCATATCATTTTAATAAAATAAATTCAGTATCTTTGTTTGATACAATAATAAATGTTTAAATTATGGCTAATTTTAAAATTGCATTAGATAAAGTTCTTTGTAAAGAAGGCGGTTATGTTAATGACCCAGATGATAAAGGTGGAGAAACTTATAAAGGAATTTCAAGAAAATATAATTCTGATTGGAAAGGATGGCGTATAATTGATAATACTAAAAAAGAACATCCTAAAGATTTTAAAGGTTATCTTAATAGAAATCCTGAACTTGAAAAAGTTGTTTATGATTTATATAAAGATAAATATTGGGATTGTTTTGATTTAGATGAAATTCCAAATCAACAAGTTGCAGATATTATATTTGATACTTGTGTTAATCAAGGTGCTGTTGCTGCAATTAAATTTGCAGAAAGAAGTCTTGGACTTAGAGAAACTGGAATTTGGAAACTTGATTTATTTAATAAATTAGTTACTTTAAAATAAAATTATAATTGAATAGAGTTATGAAGAAGATTATTATAATAGTGTTGATTATAGAGATAATTAATTTAAATTTAACGTTGTTTGTTGTCAATAAAATAAAAAGCGTAGAAGTCTTTAACAAATGCAATGTTGATACTGTTTTTAATAAACTTCAGATTGACTCTATTCAATATAATATTATTCAAAAAGATAGTACAATAATAACAATTAATAATACAATAAAAGATGAAATCAATAAAGCAGATAATCTTAGTAATGATAGTGCAGTTATTCTGTTTAGACAGTTATTGCAAGAATGTAAGTAATGATAGTATTCCATTCCCTACGGGCAAGCTACAGCAAGATAGTATTAAAATTAGTATTGATGAAGTTCGAGAAGCTAACAAAATATTTATTAAATATAAATTTAAAAATAATATTATAGTTTTAAAAGATAGTATAATTTATCTTCAAAATAAGAAAATAGATGTATATGAAGATGTTTATAATAAAATGAAAGATGCTGCTATAGCAACTGAAAGAATAAATCAACAATTACAACATGATGTTGATAAATATAAAAAGAGAAATGTTATATATGGCGGAGTTGCTGGTGGATTAGCGACTTCGCTTTTATTGTTTTTATTAATTAAATAAATATAGTTATGGCTAAAGAAATATATCCTTTTGCTGAATTTATTAAAGAAGATAAATCACATTATCAAACTGCTGCTGAAGCCGGATATTATGACCCTTATAATAATTTTCTTATTGGAGATAGTGGCGGATTTCTTATGAATATTAGACCAGGTAGATTTGTAAATACTCATTTATTTACAGAAATGGCTGATATATTTAAAAAAGAAGGTAAATATACAAACTTTAAGAAAGATAGTATTCCTTATAGACAATTAAGAAAAAGAGAAACACATAGAAGATATTATGGATATTCTGCACCTTGTTGGGAAAATCCTGATGGTAGTATAGAAGATATTCATATAAGTGGAGATTATTATAATTTTCTTAATTATACTCGAATGAGTATGACTGATGATGCAAGTGTTATCAATAGCAATAAAGGTGGAGTTGGCCAAAAGAAATATAGTTTTCCTAAATTTATAGATGCTCAATATTGGACACATAATGTTCTAGAATTTGCTAGAAATAATGGTTTTCATATTATTATTGTTAAGACTCGTCGTGGAGGTTTTAGCTATATGATGGCTGCTAGAAGTGCTAATGCTATTAATCTTCAAAAACATAAAGTTTTTATAAATGTTGCATCTGATAAGAAATATCTAACTAAAAAAGGAGGTTTAACTGACTTTGCAATTAATAGTCTAAAATTCTATGAAGAAAAGACTATGTTTAAAAGAGGTATATTTAGTCCTAATGTAGAGGATTTTCGTTTAGGATTTAGATTACCTAATGGAGTTGAAAGCGAAGATAGTTGGCAAAGTTCTCTTATTTCTGTATCTGCTGCTAATGACCCAGACTGTGCTATTGGTAAAGATGCTATTGGAGTTAATGTAGAAGAATTATCTACAATGGATAATTTTGATGATTTTATGTTTGTAACTGAACCTGCAATGACTGTTGGTGATATTACTACAGGTATGTTAGTTGCATGGGGAACAGCTACTGCTACTAATATGCAAGTATTTGAAAGTAATTTTTATAATCCAAAAGGATATAATTTTATGCCATTTGAAAATGTTTGGGATAAAGATTGTAGACATGAAGTATGTGGATTTTTTAAAAGTTATGCATGGGGTATTGAAGGAGAAATAGATGGCGTTAAAGGTGTTGATGAATTTGGTAATTCGCGTATTGATATAGGTTTGCAATTAGCTGATAGAGGTAGAAAAAATATGAAAGCTAATGCTAAAACTTATGCAGACTATATTAACTATTGTGGACAAAGAGCTTTGTTTCCAGCAGAAGCATTTAGTAGTGCAACTGAAAATATATTTGCAAGTGAAGAATTTAATAAATGGGAAGATAAACTTCGATTAGATAATAATTTAAAATTTTATGTTGATGGGCAATTATTTATGCAAAATGGAGTTGTTAGTTTTAAAAGTAATGAACGAATTAAAGCTGAAGACCCAACCGCTAAAATATATGATTGGATAAACGGTGTTCCTCGAAAAGGAAATGAAGACCCTCATGGTTGTGTTCGAGTTTGGTTTCCTCCTAAATATGATATTGAATATACAGAATTTGGACAACGTAAAGTTATTCCTAGAGGAACATATACTGTTACTTATGACCCTGTCGGTATTGATAAAGAAAAGAAAGCTATTACAAATAAACATTCACATAATAGTATAAGAGTTTGGGAAAATCCTTCTGCTAGAAATGGATATAAATTTAAGTGTTGTGCCGCTTATTATGGTAGACCAGATAAACTTGAAGAAGCTGATAAAATATTTTATATGCTTTGTGTTTGGTATCATTGTTATGGAACAGGTATTGTTGAAGTAAATAGAGGTGAAACTGTTTCTAATATGAAGAAATGGAAAGCTTTACAATATCTTGCACATGAGCCTTTATTTGTTTGGGATTCTACTATTAAAGGTAAATTTAGTACAACTTACGGATATGTTGTTACAGATGGTGCAAAGAAACTTGATGCGTTGCGATTATTAAAAGAAACATTATATGAAGTAATAGGTAAAACTGATAATGGAGAAGATATATATGCTTTTACTAAAATATATGATTATCAATCTATATTAGAATTAAAGAAATGGAACGCAGAAGGAAACTTTGACCGAGTATCAGAAATGTTGTTATATGCAATATATTATAAATCATTGGATATAAAAGGTAAATTAGATATGCAAACAAAGAAGAAAGTAGAAGATTTAGATGAAAAATCTAAAAATGATTTTTGGAATCGAGAATGGTTTACTGATTGACACCAATAATTATTTACTATTATAAAACATAGTGGAATTGATTGTGATATTATAGATATTATTTTATTTGTAGAAAAAAGTATTAATTATGGATGTTATAGGATATAAACAAAATGTAGATTTTCCTCAACAGAAAGTTTCTGCTGCTGAAAAAGCTAAACCTGAATGGTATGCTAATTGTTGTGATTATGTTATATCTTCTGGACTTAATTGTATTGATACAAAAGATATAGAAGATAAATATAATTTTTTAAAAGAAAATATATCAGAAGATGATTATAAGAAGATATTAAATCCTTATAATGTTAAAGAAGAAAAATATAAAAGATTTCCAGCAACAATGAGAAATTATGATATTGTTAGTGGTATTATAAGAAGATATGTTGGAGAATATATACAAAATGCTCATGATTTTATTGTAAGTGCTAATAATCCTGAAGTTGTATTGGCTAGAAATGTAAAATTAAATCAAGAATTAACTATGCTTGTACAACAACAAATAGCACAAAGAATACAACAAGAATTACAATCATTTGTACAACAAGGTGGTAATCCTGAAGAATTTAATCCTCAACAAGCTATAGATATTGATAAATTTATAGAAGATTTTAATGAGAATTATATTGATAATATATCAGCACAAGGACAAGCAATATTAGATGTTATAGATGATTTGACAGATAGTATTGCTTTATATGCTAGAGCGTATTTTGAATGGGTTACATTTGGTAGTTTTTATACTTATACAGAAATAAAAGGAAATACAATACATAAACGAGTTGTTTCAAATAGAGATGCTTTTCCTACTCCAAATGATAATCAATTAGTTGAAGATTTTGATATGTTTGCTGAAAGACGAAAAATGTCATTACAACAAATTATAGATGAATATTCAGAAGATTTATCAGATAAAGAAAAAGATTATTTAATATCATATTATAAAAACGGTAATCGTGGTGGAGAATATGATAATACATGGTATTGGAATAATTATAAGAAAACATTTCCTGATATATGTAAGAAATTTAATGATACTGAAATTAAACAAGTTCCTATAATGACTAGAGATTTAAATCAAGGTCTTATAGATGTTTGGAAAACTGTTTGGAAAGGAGAGGTTAAAAAAGGAATTCTTACTTATCAAAATAATGGTTTGATTACAACTCGAATTGTTGATGAAACTTATAAGTTAAATAAAGCTATTGGAGATATTTCTATTGAATGGTATTGGGATACACAAGTTTATGAATGTGATAGAATTGGAGGTAGACATAATTCAATTTATCCTTTTAAAGCTAGACCAATAGATTATAATAGAAATGGTAAACTTCCTTATAATGGTTTGATGGAACTTCTTCCTGGATATGGTAAATTTAGTATTATTGATATTATTAAACCATATCAAATATTTGGAAATATTGTTGCTTATCATAGAGAAATGGCTATTGCTAAAAACAAACTTAATGTTCTTATGATAGCTAAATCATTATTAGGTACAAAACCTGATGATGTAATTTATAAGATGGCAGCAGATGGTGTTCTTTATATTGATGATGAAGATGACCAAGGAATGTTGAAAGCCCAACAAGTAAGAATGCTTGAAACTAGACAAAATGATTATATTACTCAATTAGGACAACTGTTACAAGAGAATGAACAAGCAGCTATGATGAAAGTTGATATGACACCTCAACGATATGGTGCTATTGCTAATAGTGCTGGTAAAGGTGTTACAGAAGAAGCCGTTATTCGTGGTAGCATGGGTAGTGTTATTGTTGAGTTTATGTTTGATTGGGCTAGAGAACATGATTATGCTAGAGATTTAGATTATACTAAACTTGCTTGGATAGATGGTCTTAATACATCATATAAAGATAAAAATACAGGAAGTATTAGATATTTAAGTCTTGATGTTAATTCTCATATATATGCAGATTATGTTATTAAAGCAAAACTATCTGTTAAAGAAAGAGAGAAATTAAATCAATATAAACAATTTGCTTTTAGTGCTGCTCAAAATGGAGATATGAGTATGGCTGTTGCTGCTATTGAAGGTGATAATTGTGCTGAGATTAAACGTCTTATAGATAAATTACAAGATGCAAAAACCGAGCATGAAGAAACAATGAAGCAAATGGAGCAACAGATAGAACAGATGAAACAACAGAATGAAATAGGAAAGATACAAGCTAAAGGAGAACAAGATAGAGAAACTTTAGCATTAGAAAAGTATCTTGATAGTGAAATAGAAAGTTTAAAAGCTATGCTTAGTTCTGATGATGCTTCATTCCCTACGGGCAAGCTAGACGAGATAAAAGAATCTATTGAAAGAGAAAAATTAAATATTGAGCGAGAAAAAAATAGAACTGAAGCTGCTCTTAAAAATAGAGAAATTAATGCTAAAATTCTTGATAGTAATAATAAACTTAAAATTGCTAAGTCTAATAAAAATAAATATGATAAATAAACCGAAAAACATATTGCTATAAATGTTAATGATAAGTCTGATGTTGTTCGTGATGAATGATGTCAGACTTTATTTTTCGTCTGAATTTTGACCGATTTTCAGGCTCTCTGCCAGCGTTTTACGGCATTTCTGATAAATTGTCCGTTGACTGCAAATAAGTGGCACAGAAGCAAAAAGAATCGGCTCATTTCGGCTCATTTATAACATTTTGCACCAATGATAATAAATTGCTGATAATGGGCTTGTCGATATGGATTGCTGATATAATTGATGATGAATATATTTGTTTTCATAATAATAATTAAACGTATATAAATATGGGATTACAATTTGGTTTTGAAGGACAAAAAAGTGCTGCTGCTGCACAAGAAACAAAAGTTGATGTTAATACAGGAGAAGAAACTAAAGTTGATAACAATGGTGAAGAAGTTTCTACTTTAGATAATAATGGCAATCCTGGTGAACAAACTCCTCCAGCAGATAATAATGAAGAAGGTGGTAATAATAGTGATGATAATTTAGAAGTTGGAACTGTTGTTACTTTAGGTGAAGATAATTATACTGTTAATGAGAAAGGTGATTTAGTTGATAAAGATGGTAATATCTTTAAAGAAGCTAAAGATGTAAAAGCTTTTCTTGAAGAATATGAAGTTTCTGAAAAAGATGAAACTCCAGTATTTGATATTAATGGTATGATTGAAGCTGTTGGAACAAAAATTACTGATGAAGATGGCAAAGATATAATATTTGAAAATACACCACAAGGAGCTGCGGCTTATGTTAATGAAGTTCTTGAATTAAAGAAAGAAGAATTTGCTAAAGCTGGTATTGAAGCATTAATTGAAAAATATCCTATTGTAAATGATTTCCTTAATTATTATATTGCAAATGGTAATTCTTATGAAGGATTTGGACAAAATAAAGATAGAAGTTCTATCGTAATTGATGAAAATAATGAGGCTCAACAAGAAGCTATTATTCGTGAAGCTTGGAAAGAAAGTAAACGAGCAGGTAATGTTGATGCTTATATTAAATATCTTAAAGATAGTAATCAATTAAAAGATGTTGCCCAATCTGAATTAGAAGGATTGCAAGAATATGATAAACGAATTAAAGAACAAATTACTAAAGAAGCACAAGAAAGAATAATAAAAGAGCAACAAGAACAAGAGCAATATTGGGGAATGGTCAAAGAAATAATTGACAATAAACAAATTGCTGGTTACAAACTTCCTGAAGTAATTATGCTCAATAGAGATGGTAAACAAGTTACTGCTTCTTTGAATGATTTCTATAATTATGTTTATCAAGTTGATGATAAAGGTATTAGTAGATACGAATATTCTTTAATGAATAAGACTCCAAAAGAAAGATGCGAAAGACAACTTCTTGAGGCTTATTTAGATTTTACAGGTAATGATTATACTAGTCTTATTAATTTAGCAATGGCTGAAGAAAAGAAGAAACAATTAGTATTGACTTCTGCAAATAAAAAGACAAAAGTAACTATTACTAAACCAAAGAGAGAAGAAAGTAAAACTGCTGCTTCTACTGCTAATAAAATAGCAGGAAGTTATTAATGTTTAATTTAAAATTATTTTATTTATGTACACGATGCGAAAATTGAGTACTGGCAGATATGATGATAGAGGTTATTCTAATGAAGAATCTATTGCTAATCTCCAGCTTACTCGTCCTGTTGAATTAAATGCTTTCCTTACTTATAATTATGGTATGGATAGTGATAGATTTCCTCTTAGTTTTATGACAGAAGGACAAGGTAGTAGAGGTATTACTACTTGTAAGACTGTTCAGTGGACTTGGAAAACTATGGGAAGAATGAAGTTTACTGATTATGTAACTTATTTTAATGCAGCTAATACTAAACCTGGTGTTGGTGGTACTGAATTTGAAGTTCATTTTGCTTCTCATTGGTTTATTGAACAATACGGTTTGCTTGCACCTGACGGTATTACACAAGTTCGTATTCAGAAAGATTGTGGACAAAGTGCTTATGGATATAAATATATTCTTGTTTGTACTAATCCTGACCCGAATTTCTTTATTGACCCAGACCTTCTAACTAAAGGTAAATATTGGAGTTTAACAGCTCCTACTGTTAGTGAAAGTTATTCTAAAGGTAATAGAAGTAATTCTATGGGTCCTGGTGAGATGACTTCACAATTAGAGTTCTTTAGATATAGTAAAGAAATTGCTGGTAATCTTGCTAATACTGTTACTCAATATGAATTTATTGATGAAAATGGTGCTAGTAATAAACTTTGGATTAATGAAGAAATGCGTCAGTTCAACTTGAATATGCGAGTAATGAACGAAGAACGCTTGTGGCTGCATGAATATAATAGACTGCCTGATGGTACTGTTAAACTTATTGATAGGGATAATGGTAAACCTATTTATCATACTGCTGGTATGTTAGAAATTTGTCGTGAAAGTAATTATGATACTTATGGTGAATATCTGACATTGACTAAACTTGAAAGAACTATTGGCGATGTTTTGAATAAAGATACTGATGATGGAACAATGGATGTTGTTCTTATGGGTGGTAAAGGATTTATTCAAGATTTCCAGTTGGCAGTTGAAAATGATGCAAGAGCTAAAGGTTTTGTTACTCCACTTGGAGAAAAGAAAATTATGGAAAACGGTGATGGTCTTGCTTATGGTAAATACTTTAATCAGTATAAAACACCAGATGGTCATACTATTACAGTTAAACATTGTGCTTTCTTTGACCACGGTACTCCTGCTGAAGCTGCTAAACAGAATGGTATGATTCATCCTCGTACAGGACTTCCTATTACTTCACATCAGGCTTGCCTTATTGATATGTCTAGTTATAAAGGTGTACAGAATGTTCGTATTGTTAAACAAGCTGGACAAGAATATATGGCAAAAGTTATTGAAGGTATGACACCTATTCCTGCATCTTGGGGTATTCCTTCTACTGGTCATGCAGCTACAGATGTTGATATGGCTCGTTATGAAATTAAAGGTTCAATGGGATTACAGGTTAATAATACAACTAAGATGTTCTTGTTGAAATGTGTATTGTAATAATTTAAAATAATAGTATTATGGGATTAGAATTTGGTATGACGAACGGTAATGCTAATAAAGCAGAAGTAACAAAAGAAGCCACAGAAGAAACTAAAGAAGTAAAACAAAAATTTTCAAATAGTGAGGAACGAGAGGCGTTTCTTAGTAAAGAATATACAAATAAAAGAAGTGTTACTATTGCCTTGACAAATAATTATTCTTTCTATAGAAAAGCCAATGATAAAGTATTAGATGAACGTAATGAATATATTGGTAGTTGTGTTCGTACTTCACGTGCTTTAGCTAGCAATAAAGAAGAAATGAATGCTTATTTTCCAAATCTTATTGGAGTTTCTCCTAGTAATGAAAATTATATTACAAAAGTCAAAGAGTATTTGAATAACATTCAAGTAAAAGTAGATAAGTTAGGTGTTAAACTTAATACAAGTTTTGTTTATTATCAGTATAGATATTATCTTAAATATAAAGAAGCTGAAGATAAAATTAATGCTGAATATGATGCAATAGACAAAACAAATACTAAAGCTCTTAAAGAAGGACTTGAAAAGAAAATTATAGCTCTTAATGCTCTTGAAAGTGAACAATACAAATATGGTTATCCTGAAAATATTGCTGATTATCTTTTATATAGACATTGTTTGTTGTATAAAGATATAGCAAAAGAGCCAGCTTTAATCAATAATGATAAGTCTATTCGTTTTTGGATTAAAGATGAAGCTAAAGAAGCTAAACTGCAAGAAGGATTGCGTATTGAACTTAATAAAGCTAAACGTAATTATGTTGGAATTTGTGATGATGATGATTACTTTAAAGATGTTTATGTTCAATATTGTGTTATTAAAGGTTTGCCTATTACTGCTTCTCTTGCTGAAAGTAAGATTGTACAGCAGAATAATCTTGATAAATTTAGTCAAGAAGAACCTGTTAAATTTAATAAGATATGTTCAGATAAACAACTTGTTGTTAAATCATTGATTGAACGTCTTATTGAAAATGGAGTTCTTAATAGACATCCTTATTCACAAAATATTGTTGCTGCTGATAGCGGTGATTATATTGGAGCAAATATGAAAGAAGCTGTGATATGGTTTACTAATCCAGATAATGCTAATGCCGTTGAAGCATATAAGAATAAATTAAATTATATGTAATATGACAATAGAAGAGATGCACGTTATGTTTAGAGAGGTAGCACAACAGATGGGGTTACAGACTGTACGTGCTATCTTTTCTGAAAATATAGATATATGTCTTAATAATGCTATTATTGCAAAAACTCGAAATTTGTTAGCTGAAAATATTGGTAATATACCAACTAATAAAGCAAAACAAATAGGAGTATCTCCATTAAATAGTTTACGAACTTTATATAAAGAAGGAATTATTAATGCAGATAATATCAATGGAGAAGGTACTGAAATAAATCCTTTTACATTTAATATTGATACTACCGAAATAATGTTGATAACAGGTTTTAAACTTTATTATGATACAAAACTTTATGAATGTAGAATAATTGAGAATGAAGAACTTAGTGATACATTACGAGATTTTTGCAATAGAGCATCTAAGACATATCCTATAGTTACTGCATTTGGTACTGAAAATGAAATAGATATACAATTATATAATGGTGATGATAAGACAAAACCTAAACAAATAAAGTATAGTTATATCAAATTACCAAATACGGTTGTATATGATGAAGAATATGGGGATAATAATATAAATTGTGATTTACCGATATATCTTCATAACGATATAGTAAATGATGCAGTAAAATATTATTTATCTAGTATTGGTAAAAATTAAATTTAATAAATTATGAGACGATTTATTTTAGCTGATAAAACAGCAATGACTACTTATCCAGTTGCTATTCCTTTGACTGCTGGTCAGGTTGCATTTGCAGCTTTTAAAGATAGCGGTGCAGGAACTAGTAATACAGGATTAGAAATTGATAGTGATGGTACAAAAATTAAAAAAGAAGGAATTATTCTTTATCACGATGGACAGAAAATGTGGAATATTCCAATCTATAAGAATAACTTTAGTTATGTAAAAAGTGTTTATTCTGTTGGTACTGTATTCAATTGTGATGTAACAATTCCTGCTCCTACAGCTGGTCTTACTTATACTATGATTCTTGTTAAGAAAGGCATGCCTTTTAATCATAGAAATAAATGGACAGGAACTTATTTGGCAAAAGATGGTGATAAAGCAGACACAGTTGCAGCTTATTTTAGAAAATATTTTGCAGCTAATGCAGCTGAACTTGATATTAAAGTAACAGGTTCTACTAGTCATGTTATTATTACAGGTAATGATAAGCGACAAGATTATGAAATTGTATTTGCTGATGATTTAGCCGGAACTGCTCAGACCCCTACTCATGCTGTTGCCCCAATTAACGATGCTAAAGCTATTCAAGAAATGTGGTTACAAGCTGCTGGAGATATGGGATATACAGATACATTTGATGATTTTATTTATCGTGGTCATTATCCTCTTAATCCTCTACGGGCAAGCGATTCTGCTGATGCAGGTTTTATTGTTTATACTCTTCAGTTTGCTGAACCTAGAACTACAAGAACTGTAGATACTGCTATTAATCAAATTGTTCAAATTGCTTTGCCGACAGATACAGTTGTTAGTAAAATAGAAGCTGTGCTTGCTAAACTTGCTGAATAACTTAATTGATTAGAAATGTTAGCCGAATATTAATCAAAAAGGAGTTATTGATATTAATCTTATGATTAGTATTGGTAACTCCTTTTATTGTATATGTTTTTATGGATTTGATGAATAGTGCTATAGAACAAGGAATTTGGTCTGCTATTGTTGTTGGTATTTATCTTGTTATTGCTAAAATAATTGATACTTATAAAGAAATTAAAAAACATAATAAAGAAGAAGAAGTAAAAAAACATCAAATAATTATTAATCAAAAATTAGTTGATAGTATTTCCATAATTAGTGATTTTATAACATTGACAACAAAAAATATAATAGATAAAGATAAAGAAAGATGTGTAAATGCTATTAAACATTTGTTTAAATCATCCGCTAATTCTATTATAAAATTTGGTACTGATACAATTGTTGCAAATAATATTCAGATTAATAAACAAAATATATTAGATAATATTGAAGATATTGTTAATGCTGAATATTATAGTTTGTATAGTGCATTAATACTTTATCATACTGATGTAAATCCTATTACTGATTATATAAAAATAGATTGGAAAAATGAAATTAAAGATGTATTGATAAATATTATTTATAATGAAAATCTTAATAAAGAACAAAAACTTTATAATATAAATAATAAGATAAATATCAAAATAAATGATTATTGTATTTATGTAACTAATAAATATTTAGAAAAATGTTAGATATAGATATTGTAAGACCGAGATATGAAGAAAAACTTGTATTAATAGAAACAAATAATATTAAGAAAAAGAAACTTGGATTCATGATACAAGGAAAAGAAAAAGATATTGGACAAATATTATCTATTGTTGTTTTACATGGATTTGACAATATAGATATATTTGATGATGATACTAAATTAAAATTATTTGATATGAGTAATAATATAGTATATGAATAAATATCCTTATTTAAAAATACCACTTGATTATATTTGTATTTATAATAAACTTGCATATTGTTTATATTCTTATGGTATAGATATAATTAAAGATTGTTCTGCTTCTTGTAAAACAAATAATAAAAATATTATAGAACTTTGGAATTTATTTCAACTTACTATTGTTTGTTTTGAAAAGAATGAAATTGATAAAGCTGATTATTTTATTGATTATATAAAATCTAATCTTGATAAAATATATAATTCAATTAAAATACCTAATTATAAAGGAGCAAATAATTATTATATTGATGAAAAAGGTAATAAACATACTTGTATAGTTTGTAATGGTTGGATATATGAAACACCAAATTTTATTACAACTTATGAATTTGTAATGTCTGGTGGAACAACTATTGAAGATAATGGTAAAGGACAAACAATAAATATTCAAATTACATCGACAAAAACTATATCAAATGGAAATGATATTCAAACAGAAGATATACTATTTGATATAAGATACAATAATATAAATGATGCTAATTGGATAATATATAATTATAATAATAAAACTTTAACCATTAAACCTAATTCTTCTGAACCAAGAACAGGAAATATTTATTTTGAACAAAATGAAAGTAATAAACGAATAGATATTATTATTAATCAAGCTAAAAATACTACTGAATGTGAATATTATTTTGAATATGAACCTAAATCTTTTACTTTTGAAAAAGAAGGTGGAAGAATTCAACTTAATGTTGCAAAAAGTAGTAAACGAGAATTAAAAGATAGCTTGCCCGTAGGGGATGAAATGCCAGTTGAATGGAACGCTAAAATTGATGGATACGGTTTTAATTATGACGTATTTAAAAATGAAGTTATAGCTGAAGCTAATGATTATAAAGCACGTACAGGCAAACTTATTATTAATAGACCTGAATTAGGAGCATCAAAAGATATTGAAATTCCTATTACACAAAAAGCTGGAGAATTAACTATTATATATAGCTTACAAGCAATTACTGATAATAGTATTATTTCAGCTTTAAATGGAAAAGTAACAATAACTGTTTTATCTACTAAACAATGTTATTATGGTAGTGAACCTATCGGTGAACCAGAACAAGTTCCGTTTACTATTACTTCAGCTAGAGGATTTTTAAGTGGTGTAAGCGAAAACGGTGCTGTTTGGAATATGACAGAAAATATATCTGAAACAACACGAGAAGATACATTAATTGTTACACAAAATAATGCTGAAGGTAAAGAAGTAAGAATTAAAATTGTACAGCAACCAGCTGTAGTTGATTATGTTTATACTTTTGAAACTAATTCAGATACTATACGTGTAGAAGCCACTGGAGGTAATAAAACATTAAATGTTATATCAACAAAACAAAAAACTATTAATGGAAAGCCTTACGGTGATGCTATTCAAATTAATTATAATTCATCAATTACAGAAGGATTTTCTATTAATAAAAATGTTATAAATATTTCAGAAAATCAAGATGAAGAAGAAAAGCAAGGAACTGCAACATTTATACAAGATGAAAGTAAAAAACAATTTACTGTAACTATTATTCAAAATGCTGCTACTGAATCTTATGAATATACATTTACAGTAGCAGAAGGAACAAATAAAGTTAGTTTTCCATATAATGCTAGTCAAAAAACATTTAATATAACATCTGAAAAACAAAAATTATTAAATGGTAGTCCTTCAGGTGGTAAAGTACAAATTGCTTTTAAAACAATTATACAAGGAGATGGTTATAGTGTTGATGCAACAACAAATAATACTGCCGAAATTAAAGTTAGTGAAAATAAAACAACTAATATAAGAATAGGTAGTGTTAGATTTGTTCAAGATGAAAGTAATAAAGAATTACCAATTAGTTTGGAACAAGCTGCTGGAACATCTGAATGGAGATATATTCTTGAAGTAACTGAAACTAAAATAAGTGTTCCTAATTATGAAAGTAAAGGCATTACAAGAAATTTTACAATACAAAGTTATAGAAAATTATATATTAATGGTGTTTATCAAGACCAACAAGTTAATGTACCTTATAATGTTTCATCTAATCAATCATGGTGTAAAGTAAGTAATAATTCAACTCAAATATCTGTTGATGAAAATTTAGATTTTTCAAGAACAGCTATTGTTACAATTACACAAACAGAAAGTAATAATAATAAAACAATTAATATTAGTCAAGAAGCATCTAGTACAAAATATGAAAAAAGAATAGTTGCTCCTGATTTTTCTTTTCAAGAAGGTGAAAGTGTAAAAGTAAAAACTGCTGTTGCTAAATCATATACTTTAATAAATGGTCATATAATTAAAAATGAAACTGAATATTCAATAACAGGAATTACAAAAAATGAGTTAAATAAGCATTATAGTCTTAGTTATAAGAAATTTGATATAACATGTGTTATTAATGCATTCACAGAATCATTTACTTCTAGTTATACAATGAAAACTGCAATAGGAAATGCAAATGGTTATGTTTTATATAGTAACAACTCACGACCTCTTGTTAATAATATAAATATAAAAGAAATATTACTCTCTGATATTTATCTTCTTATTCCTGAAAATTATATCACAATTTATCAAAAACTTATAACTCTTATAATCAATAATAATAAAGCAATAAAAGAAAAGCCTGATAATGTTGTTAATAAACAAATTATTAATTGTTGGAATTTATTTCAAAGTGCTGTTGCTGCTTATAATTTAGGATTTGAAAAAGATGCTGATTTCTTTATAAGTTTTATAAATTGTAATATAGATAATATAATTAATAAATATGGAGAAATATATAATGAAACTTTCTATTTCGAACATCCTGATATGATTGGAATAAGAGGAACAGAAATAACAATAGACGATATTGATTTTTATGTTAATAATGAAGATGGTAATATTTATCAAAAAGTAAATAAAGATGAAACCGATAATAAAAAAATTAGGAAAAGTTAGTATAACTCCACAAGGAGATTATGATGTTGGAATAGATTATAAAATTCTTGATACAATAAATGATAACGGTAAAACTTTTATTGCTAAGAAAAATGTACCAAAAGGAACTCCTACTGATAATGAAGAATATTGGATGGAAATAGCTAGTGGTAAAAATGCTACTATACAAAATGTAACAGCCACTGTTGATAATCATATAGGAACTCCAGAAGTTGTTGTAACATTATCAGGGGATGAATTTAATAGAGTTATAAATCTTGAATTTAAAAATCTAAAAGGAGATATAGGAGCTAGTATAAATATTATATCTAATCTTGCTGGTGAAGATGAATTACCTGATACTGGTAAATATGGAGATGCTTATCTTATTGATGGCAATTTATATTTATATGTAGAAAAAAATGGCAATGTTGTTAGTAACCCTAAATGGAATAATAGCGGTACTATTAAATTTAGTTATAAAGATTTTACACCTGAGCAAATTGAAGATTTAAAAAAACCAGCTTATGATGCAGCTAATGAAATACAAACAGATTATAATAATAATTTAAAACCAGCTGTTATAGAAGCTACAAATAATGCAAATCAAGCTACTCAAAATACAAATGCTGCTATAACTGAAGCTAATAAACAATCAACTTATGCTAAAGAACAAGGAGATTATGCTAAAAGAGAAGCTGATAGAATATCAACATTAGATTTAAATATTTATAGAGTTGTTAGTGATTTACCTTCTATTCCTTCTATGACTGATGAAGATAAAAATAAAATATATCTTAAAATATCTGTTCATCAAGGAGAAGCTAATAAATATGATGAATATCTTGTTGTTAATGATGCTTGGGAATTATTAGGACAATATGAAGCTGCTATTGATTTGACTGAATATGTAGGTAAAAAAGAATTAAGTAGTGAAATTGCTGAATTACCAGCACTTGAAGATATATCTAAATTAGTATGTATAGATAAAAACGGAAAAGTTGCGGGAGTTATGACAAAAGAGCAGGTTGCATCAGTAATGTCAAGTATTTTAGGAACTGTTTTATTTCAGTTTGAAATAAACTTTAGTAATCCTGAGAATGGTGGTGGTACAATAAGTGATACATTTATATATAAATCACCAGGAGTAGAATTTTCTATATCAAACTATACAACTTCAGGATTTAAAGTTAATCATAATATTGCTTCGCGTAAATATTCCATTTCGATTACTAAATTTAATCGCGCATATAATGACCAAGAAGGTGAATCTACAGCCGAAGTATATTATGCTGAGAACAATGAAAGTTCCTTTTACATAATTTCTGGACAAGGTAGTAATCCAGCATATCTTCTTATATCTGTAACTGGAATTAAACAATAATTTATTAACAAATTAATAATAATAATATACTTAATATTGATAATAACTTTAATATTTTTTCCATGAAAAAGATATATTATAATAGTCTTTATAATCACTTGTTAAACAAGATTGAACATTAACTATTAATAGTTATTGTAAATCTAATAATAAATATATTGCAACTAAATCTGATGTAGGTTATTATACATTGGATGTTATAGATGATGAAATAGTAAAAGTTATTTTTAAATAATTAATCTTTAAACAATTATAATTATGATTACAAGAAATCATTTACTTTATGCGATTATAGCGATAGCTGTAGCTGCATTGTTTGGAATTACATTTGGTATGACAATTACTTGTATGATACCTGTTAGTTTTGTTGCTATTGGATGTGCTGCTTATGAAGGCATGCATAATAATAAAACTTATTTGAAATCAATAGTAGATGGAGCTGTTCCAGCTATTCTTGGCGGTTTATTAATTTGGTTATGTTTTGCTTTATGATAGAAAAGATAATAGATTTGATAATAAACAACTTTGATTTTTCTTTTATGATTACTATTAATGGACTTACTTATTTTATTATCAAAGTCATTGATGATATGAATGGTAGAAAAAAAGTTCCAGCATGGCAAAAAAGACTAGTATTGATTGTTTGTATTGGTATAGTTAGTGCTGTTTATATTAAAATAGGATACAGTGATATGAAAATGTTATTAAATAGTGCTATTCTTGCTCCTGTATTTTGGAAATGGTTAGCTGCTCCTATTTGTGATAAATTAGGTATTAACTATAGAAAAGTCGATGAAGTTATTAATGATAAAAGTGAATAAGTAAAAGTGTAATGATAAGTCATGTATTCCTCTACGGGCAAGCTACAATGACTTATCATTATATTAGTATTAATCAATTTAAAATGTTATAATTATGAATTGGACTGTATTTTGTACACAAGTAATCAAATTATTAACAAAAATAGCTAATAAGGATAATATTGCAACTAAAGATGATATAAAAGCTATTAATAATAAGTTAGATGAAATAAATGGAAAATTAACGCCAAAATCTTAATATTATTATGAAAAGTATTGCAACTCTTAGTGACTAATATATTGGTTTGCAATTTAGAAAAGATAATGGATTACCTATAGACCCTACTAGTATTCATTTTAAAGGTAAAGTTTATACTAATCCAAATACTCCTTTTGAATTTGAAATAAATAAAGGTGTATTAACCAATTGTGTTATTAAATATAATTTAGTTATATTGCATATTGTTCCTAATTTTAAATCTGGAACTGTAAGTATTGAAGGTAATAGATTTACAACCCCAGAAGATATATTAGGTAAATACATTAAACAAGAATTAGATATTAGTATTACAGCAAATGCTGATGTTCGTAATCTTCAAGATTATGCTATAGCTGATGTTATATTATATGGAGACGATATAGCTACACAAACTATAGACCCAAATGAAATAAAGTCTATTGTAGATAAATATTTAGCTTTGAATTTAAAAGGTATTGTTTCTCCAATTATACAAAATGAATTATCTGTTGATGTTACAAATGCTGTAACAAAAGCTATTAATAATAATTTACCAAATGATATATCAACAGAAATAGCAAAAGTATTATCTAATAAAGTTGATGCAGAAATAGTTAAACAATTATCAACAAAATTAGATAATGCAATTAAAAATGCTAATCTTGCTAAAAATGATTTAGAAGATGTTGATTTGACTAAATTATATGATAAAGGTATTGATGCTAAATTAGCTGCTGCTGATTTGTTAAATGTTAAAGCTAATGATTTTGATAGATTATTAAAAGCTAATTCAGCTTTTATCGCTTTAGAAAATAATCAACATCCTGCTGTTAAAGGATTAACTGCTGATGAAATTAAAGCTTTATTTTATACAAATAGATATGAAGAAGTAAATGCTGTAGATTTTACACAATCTCCATTTAAAGATGCAACTACTTTATTAATGGTATATCAAATTACTTCTGAAGGACAAAATATTGCTCAAGTTCTTCCTCCTTATACTTCTAATCAAATAATTATGGTTGAAGTATTATATTCTAAAGGTATAACTACAGGTAGTGTTGAAATAGATGTAGTTCAAGGAGAACATATGGAAGGTGTTACTACTAAAAGTAGTATAATATTTAAAGAAAATAACTATGCTGGATATTTTATTCCATTAAAGAATGAACAAGGTTGGGAATTTATTTCTCATGCTAAAACTCAAGTATCTACTATTGGTGCTTCTGATGAAAAAGGAAATATTGTTCCTGAAGTAAAGAATTTAAAATTTAAAAAACCATTATTCATTGAACATGATGATGATGCTAATGAAACAGGAATTGCTTTAGGAGATGTTTCATTTGTATTTAAAGATAAAATACAGAACAAAGCATTTAAATCTAAAATGCTACAATCACTTGATGGTAGTATTAGAATATCCGCTATTCCTGCTGGTCAAGATAGTGAAGGAAATGAAATAATTGATGCTGATTTGTCTGTTGCTTCTAAAGATAATGAAGAAGGTATATTTGCTGCATTAGGTGAAGATGAATTAATTAATAGTAAAAATGCTAAAGAAAGATTATATTTTGGTGATTTAAAAGTTCAAGGTGGACAAGCTGTTTATCAAGATTTAAATACTAAATCTTTTGTTATTCAAGATATATCTACAACAGATGACCCTAATATTAGTGGTGGTACTACTTTTTTAGTTGCTGTTTATTTTGAATGTTCTCCTTTTGAAACAGCAACAGGTGTTACACAAGATGGTAATATTCAAGTTGGTTTAATGGATGATAATAATCAATTTATGACAGATATATATGGTAACCCAATGTTTGTTCAAATTGATTATAAACAAGGTGATAAAGAAAGAAAAGAATTATATCTTGGACAAATTCAAGCTAAAGCATTTACTAGAGTTCATTTTGGTATTAAATGTAATTTTGCTAATGAAGAACTAATATCTATTGGAAGCAAATCTTGCATTATGCTACAAGCTATGACAAAAGATAGTGGTTATGGTAATGCTCTTGCTGCATTTATGACATTTACAGGATATAGAATTAATTTTGATAATAAATATTATGGAGTAAATAGTCTAAACTTAGCTAGAGATTTAATATATTCAGAACCTGAATATGAAGCTGACAATGAAGATTTTTATTTAGGTGATAATGTTCATATAAACATTAAATCAAAAGCTAAAATTAAAATTGATAATTATCAATTAATTATTAAAGACAATAGTGTTGATTTGCCTATATTTTCTATTTATAAAAGATATAATAGAATAGATACTCATTTATGTAAAGGAAAAACATATAAAGCAAGTGTAAAAATTACAGATAAAAATAATGCTTTTAAAGTATCTATACTTAAATATATTGGTAATGAATTTGAAGCTCCTACTCCAGAAGTATTAAGTTATAATAATAGTTCACCTGTATTCAATAATGGTTGGATAATTACAGATGATATATTTATAACAGAAGATGTTATAAATGGAGTACATACCAAATCAGGCTCATTAACTATACCAACAGATGCTAAAGAATTTGCTATTATATTATATCCTATTGACTCTCAAATACCTACTAGTTTAATATTAAATGATTTTGAAGGAGATATAACACCAAGTTTTAATCATGTATTTATTATAAGTAATGAACATGATGATGCAAAAATTATAGAAAATCAAAAAGGTTATGTAAAAACTACTTGTTATACTCCAAAAGGAATGGCTGCATTAAGATATACTTGTAATAGTACAGACACAAGGGTTCCTATTGGAAAAGCAGTTGGAGATAAAAATATTATAAACGATAATAGTTGGCAAGATGCAGGAGCTTATGACCCTGATAAATTACAAGGAGATTATAAATTTCTTGTTAATGGTAAAGTAAAAAGTGCTGAATATGGTTTTCTTGTTAGAAACGAACAATCTACTGTAAATAATGTAGAATTTTGGTGGGCTAAAATTAATGGAGATGGTAGTTTTACAGAAATACCAAATAGTAGAACAGCAACAACCATTGAAGCAAATAGAGTTAATCCTAAAATAGTAATGTCGAATTCTTTTAGTTTCGATGTTGCTAAAAATGATAGAGTTGCTGTATTTATGAAATCTGATAAAGATGATGGATTTTATATTGAAAGTACTACAGATGGTAAACCTTTCTATTGGTCTACATTAGTATTTGATGAAGAAAAAGAAATACCAAAAAATATAGTAGATTTAATAGAACAAAATGGTATTCAATTTACTAAAGCTGGTAAACCTGTAGATAATCCAGATAAATATTCTATATCTATTGATGTTGATACAAATAAAATAACAGTAATAACTAAATAATTAATCATTAAAACTTACAATTATGGAAAGAAAGCAATTTATTAAATTTATTGAAACAATCCCTTATGGTCCTAAAGTTCGTGCTGGTCTTATTAGTATTTATGATAAAATCGCCAAAGCTGCTGGTATTGATAAAGCCACACAAGCTAAAGATGGTTTAATGAGTAAAGAAGATAAAAAGAAACTTGATGAACTTAAAGCATTAACTCAAGCTACTAGTACAACTCTCGGTGGAGTTAAAATTGGATATACAACAGCTAGTAAAAATTATGCTGTACAATTAGATAGTAATGGTAAAATGTTTGTTAATGTTCCTTGGACAGATACTAATACTACTTATACTGCTGCTACTGAAAGTACATTAGGACTTGTTAAACAAGCTGCAAAAGTTGCTAAACCTGCTGATAATACCGCTGCTAATCTTAAAACTGCCATTGATGGTATAATTGATGTGATGACTGCTGCTGGACAGATGAAGGCATAAGCACGTCCCTACGGGCAAGCTACAACTACTAGTAGTGATAATAATATAATTGCTATTATTGCTGATGATGATTTTCTCGATTGGCTGACTATGATTTTATTCCGATTGACATACAAAATTATATCGAACATCAACGTAGAGGGTATTTTTTGGCTCTCTGTTCGATTTTGTATATCGTTATGATGTAAATATCACGATTTGGATAAAGTCCGTCAGATAGTCTGAGAATGCGTCAGCGATAGTAGCAATTATTTTTATTTTATAATAATATTGATAATGATGTTATTAATGTTGTTAATGATGGTTAATGACATAATGTTATTCGTTATCAATAATAGTTTTGTGATAAACTTAATACATGATGATATGGCAACTTTAAATCAATTAATTAGTGAAATAGCTCATGCTGTTGGTCAACCTAATAATGTACCTTTAAGACGTAATATTCGTCAAGTTATTATTCATACTCGTAATGAATTAATACAAAAAAGTTATGGTAATAATAGAGTAATAGATAAAGGTCTAGAACAAAGATTTAGAATAGAAATTATAGATGTTCCAGATGGAGATATTTATGAAAGTGGTGAATTATTAATTCCTGCTATTAAACGTAGTAAGAATAAAGTGCCTACTCCTGTTAGATTAACCAATGGTATGCCTTTTTTATCTGTTAGAACTATTGGATATGGTAATAGAAGTATATCATTTGCAAAAGAAGCTACTGCTAAATTTTATCATCTTTTAGCTGGTTTTTGTAAAACTCCTGTTTATGATTATGTTAATGGTTATATTTATATATACGGAGATAATGATAGTATAAGAAATGCTGAAAATATTATTATTGAAAGTGTATTTGAATATCCACATTTGATACAAACAGAAACAATAGATGTTGAAGGAGATTATATAAAAGATAATGATGAATTAGATGATAATGAATTTCTTCTTCCTGAAGATATGATTGGTAGTATTAAAGATATTATATTTAAACGCAATATGCTTCAAGTTCCTAGAGAAACAAATGAAACACCTGTAGATAATTTAATTAAATAATAATTATGAAAGTAGAAATAGATTTGCAACATTTTTATACTAAGTTTCAAAGTGAAACTAATGATGTTAAAACAAAAGTCGAACAAGAATTAAAACTAGCTTTAGAAGTAAAAAATAGACATGAAGAAATAGTTTTTTCTAAAAAAGATTATATAAAGAAAACTTTTGATATTAATCTTGATGATTATCCAGAAATAAAAGATGGAATATTAAATAAAGAATTACGATTAGAAGTTATACAATTAATGCGTCATGGAGAAGCATATAATTCTAATAGTAGTGTTTTATATAATTTAAATGTATATCTTAATGATGTAAAAAGAGTTCATATCTTATTAAAGAAAAAAGCATTACTTGATAAAAGAGCAAATTTAAGTTTTGCTGAATATAAAAGAATTGTTTATAATTATTATAGATATGGAGTTCATAAATGTTTATTAGAAGGATATATGTATTCTTTTGCTGATGAAAAGATTGAATTTCTTATTAATAGATATAAAACTGAAGGTTGTAAAAAAGATAAAAAAATGGCTGACCTTAAAGCTACTAAAACTAAATTAGATGAAATTCGTGCTAAAGGTTTAATACCTTATAATAAAGAAGATGCTGAAATAGCAAAACTACATGGTGTTAAATATAATGGTGTTAAATATATTACTTATAAAAGAGATAATTATTATTATAAATTAGAAATGACGCTTCGATATGTTGGTCGAAAAACTAGTACAGAATTTGAACGTATTAAAACTATAAATGCTAATTTACGTGGAATGACACAAGAAGAAATTGCTAGTAAATGTAAAAATAAAGAAGAAATATATGCTCTTAATTGTGATATAACACATAAATTAGGAATATTACTTAAACATGATAAGATGTCTTATTTAAACTTTATACGAAATGCTGAACAAGACAAATTTACCAATGGAGTCTATAATCGCAAAAATAGACAACGATTTCAATCCTGATAATAGTGATTGGATTAATAGAGTTCCTGCATGGTGTGTTGATGCTATGCAACAATTAAAAATACTTTCTGTTATTAAGAAAAAACGAAAACTTAATGTTAATAATAGAATAGCATATAGTCCTTGTAATATAATTAATAATGAATTAAAAGTTTATGATAAGAGAGGATGTGCTATTGCTAATATAAATGACAAAGTTGATTGTGGCTGTCAGTTCCCTACGGGCAAGCTACAGACAGATAATGAAGAACTATCTGATACAATGTCTATAGTTTCTGGTATGTCTGATGTTACTTATGGAGAAAGTATTGCTGTTCATAATAACGATGATGATATTAATAAAAGAAATATAACATTTGACCGTTATATCTTGCCCGTAGAGGAAAGAAACTATGTGCTAGTAGATGCTAATCATATTGAATTAAATTTTGATACTGATTATATTTATATAGAAAATCTTGAAGTTGAAACTCAATATAGCGAATATTTTCAAGAAGAAATACCTGTTATTCCAAATGATGGTAATCTTATAGAAGCGCTTGCTTATTATTGTATGTATAAGATGTTATGTCGTGGTATGAAACATCCTGTATTTAATCTTAATGCTAGTCAATATGGTACTAATCCTTATTATATGTGGATGCAATTAAAGAGTAAAGCTAAGGCAAGTGTTATTAATACAATACAAGGAGATATTGATACTAAAGAATGGCAAAATTATTTTTATAATTATACATTTAAACCTAGAGGATAATGAAAGTAATACCGCAATTAGATTTAGATACTCCGTATGACCAAATGTCTGATGGTAAACTTTGTCACGCTAGTAATATTATTTTAACAGCAGATGGTATTAATATTCAAAATGAAAATTCATTAATAGATTTTTCTAATATTCCTGCTGGTTATAATATTGTTGGTGTGATTTCTTGTAATGAAGAATTTGTTTTATTTTTTGATAATAATAAAATTGCAAGAATTAAAACAGACGGTAGTTATAAAGAATTAACAACCAATTGGAAATGGTGTGGTGGAGAAGTATTTGGAACATATACTTATAATGTAAATAATGAATTAATAATATCATTTAGTGAAAGAAATGCAACTAAAGATGTTGCTTTAAAAACAATCAATCTTGATAGATTTGTTTATATTGCTAATTATAATGATGATGATATTTATACAAATAGACCGATTGTTCCAATAGCAAACTTTAGTAATTATTATTTGAATAAAGGTTCTAAAATTAGAACAGGTACTTATGTTTTCTTTATTCGTTATTATATTAATGAATATGAAAAAACATTATGGTTTCCAATAGGAATGCCTATTATTGTTTATGATAAATATAATTATCAAATCGCTAAACAAACATTAGATTTAGCTTTAGTTGGAGAAATTGAAAGCGATAAAAAGCCTACTGTTGTTAAAATAGATGATTATTATAATGATGATTTAGAATATTGTAATATTAGTTTAAATGTTGTTGTAAATATTAATGATATATTAGAAACAAGTAAGTTATATACTCAATTTGAATTAGGATATATTATTAATTATAACGGTGGAACAGAAGCTAGACGTACAGTAAAATATGATTATAATGTTGTTAAAACAGTTAATGTATCATTATTAGATGAAATTATAAGTCTTGATGAATTAACAGTAAGTGAACAATCTTTCTATAATGTTGGAACTTTATGTAATTATAGAAATAGAATTTATCTTGGTAATTATAAAGTTGATAATCCTAATACCAAATTAAAAAATATTGATACTTCTAATATAAAAATTTATTGTGTTGGAAGCAATAATGAATTATCAACATTAAGTAAAAATGAAGAACAAACTTATATAACAAATTATTGTTATTATTCTTTCTTTATACATTATGTTTATAAAGATGGAACTTATAGCGATGGTGTTCAAATTAGAACATTAAATAGTTATACAACTAACGGCATGAATTATAAAATGGAAAGTTATGTAAATAATAATGGAGATTATATTTATAGAGCTGACCAAAATATGAAAGTTGGTATTAGATTTGTATTTGAAAATATACCAATAATAGACGATGCTGTTGGATATTTTATTAGTTATGAAGAACCTGAATATGTTGAAATAGGTGAGGGATTAACTACAGCAATAAATAGTTATTTATATAATGCAACTTATAAAACAGGTCTTAGTGCTGCTACTTTTTATTTTAATTATCCTGAATTTGATACAATAGGTGGATATACTGATGTTGGTATAATAAAACAAATTGCTACATTGAGCGGTAAAACAGCAAGAAGTTCTAGTGAAAATGAAACAAAATTTTATGATGTTTATGAAAATAGTAATTTGATTGATGGGGAAAAATATGATGTATCGGGTACAAATATTATTACTCCAAATATAGATACTAATATTGGTAGAGAAGGACATTTAAAAATTACAGCAAATAAAGGAATTACTTTTAATACAAATCAATTATATGTTGGTATAAGAGGAACAGTAGATTCGAATGGACATTATGAAATAGCTAAAACGTTCTATGGTAAGAAAGATAAAAAATTAATACCATTAGGATTTATTAAATTAAAAACAGGAGCAACTGGAAATTATGGAGATGATGCAAATTATAAATATAATAATAATTATTATTTGCAAATGAATAGTGTTTATCAATTCCATTATGATGGTGTTTTAATATCAGATACAGTTGCTAATCCTACTAATTATACAACAAAGAAATTATTTTATCAAGATAATGTTATAGCTGATGGTACTCGTGAACCACATGTATTTGCTATTAGATATTTACATTTTAGTCATTATCCTTTGTTTGCTAAAAAAGCTAATTATCTTCCTAGAACAATAGCTTATAATTATAGTGATGATTCAACAAATATACAAAAAATTAATACCGTAATAGAACCTAGTAGAGTTAATGAATTATTTAAACTTGAGGCTTGTTATTATGATTATCTAACAAAGTTGATATATAATTATAGAAGCGATTTAATATCAAATACTATTGAGAATTATTATCAAACTGTTTATCGTAGTGATGTTATATCTGATGAATCTATTGAAAATAGATGGAAAAATTTTCAAGTTGAAGCATATAAAAGAATAACAGAAAATAAAGGTGCGATAACAAACATTGTGGCTGCTGGCACATTATTAATTGTACATACTGAAAAATCAATGTTTGTATTTAATGTTGATAATACATTAAAAACACAAGATAAAGATGTACAGATGCTAATGCCAGATGTATTTGAAGTTAATTATCAAGAAGTATTTACTACAGAAAGAGGTTTTGCTGGTTTTCAAGATTTTATATCTTATAGTGTTGGTAGTTATGGTTATATATTTTATGATTCCAATGCTAAAGTAATTTATCGTTATGATAATAATTCTATTGCAGAAATAACTACTGGCATTATAAATTATATTAGAAGTAAAAACATTAAACATATTTATATAGGAGAAGATAATGTAAGAAGTAGATTATTATTTAATTTTATAGATGAAGATAATAATAGTAATATATTAAGTTATAATCTTGTTAATAATGATTGGTTATCTGCTCATAGTTATACAAGCAATTATCCTTTTATATCAATGAAAGATAATATTTATATAATAGATAAGAATGTTACTTTTAAATTAAAAGAATTTTCTAAAACAACTTATAACGAATATGCAGATAATATTTTAAATAAAGATTTCTATAATGAAGTAATAGATGGTACTATTTGTTCTTATATAGATGTATATTTTAATAATGGTAATTATAATCAAATAAAAGTTCTTGATTTTATAACATATATAACTAATAAGTATGATACTCCATTTGAAATATTAAAAGTAAAGTTATATAGTAATTGTTGTTATAGTGGAGAACTTAATATAAGAGAAGAAAGAAAATCTATTAAAGATTATAAAAAACCATTTTATGATTTTGGTAGATGGAATTTTAATTATTTCAAAAACAAAGTTGCTGATTATAAATATGAAAATATTACAAATCGAATTAGCGGAGAAATAAATCCAGATTTAACTCTTAATGATAATAGATACAATGATAATAAATTAATGGCAGGAAAATATATAGTTGTTAGAATTATATTTAGAGATAATGCACGAGAGATAGTAATAAAAGATGTTCAATCTTATTTTAATAAATAATTATGAAAAATAGATGTAAAAGACAAAAAGCATTATTTGGTATTATTAGTGGTATTATAGGTGCTAGTAAACAAAAAAAACAAGCACAAGCACAAGCGCAAGCTGCAAAAATACAAGCTGCAAATCAACAAGCTGCTATTAATCAACAAATGGCAAATGCTCAAGCCCAAATTGATGCTAATTACCAACAACAACTTGCAGAAGTTGAAGCGCAAGAAAAACTTAATCAAGAACAAAATGAACTTTCTGCTCAAAAAGTTGGAATACAAAGTGCGCAAAGTTTAACACAAGCGTATGAAAATACTGCCGATATTAATAAAGAATTTAAGAATAGATTTATGAGATGCGGTGGCAGAAAGAAATATAAATGTGGCGGAAGAAAAAAAGCATTAAATGGAATGGGTATATTTAATATAGCTTCAGCTGTTGATAGTGGTATTGGAAATATTATATCTGCTGCGACTGCTCAAACTGGAGTTCCAGCTTATAAACTTGATTATAGTGATAGACTTAAATATCATGACCCTGTAGTTGCTAATCTTGAAGTAGATAAATCTATTGCTAATAGTTATACAGGTAAACAAGTTGGACAAAACAATGCACAATATGTTGGAACTAGTGCTGTTACTAATAATAGACAAAATAATATGCCGACTATGAGATTCCGTGCAGGTGGCAAATCAGTATTCCGAAATAGGTCAAAACGCAAATGCTAACCACATTCTTTTTGCGTCTAAGCGATTATCTTTTTTCGATTGATTAATTGCAAAGGTCAATGTCAGAAAATCGCTTAGAACGCATGAGAATGATTAATTTTTATAACAATGAGAAAGAATAAAATTATAAGACCAATTAATAGTAATAGTACCATTACACCTAATATTATTCGTGGTGGTAAAGCTATTGATTTAGGCAATAATATGTATTATATTGCTGGACGTAAACATTCTAATGGTGGAGTTGATGTTGGAAAAGATTTAGAAGTTGAAGGTGGAGAAGTAATGCAGATGAAGCCTAATGAAGTAAAAGTATTTAGTTCTGTTCCTTTCCTACGGGCAGGCTCTCCAGCTAAATTAGTTCTTGGTGGTGCTAATCCTGATGCTGTGTTTAATGCACAAGAAAGTTTTAAAAATAGAAATAGAATTAAAGATGATGGCACAAAATATAGAAATGGTGGTAATAAATTAAATAATATACAATATATAATAGATAAAATAAATAATAGTGGTAAAGATTTTGCTAAAAGATTAAAACAAAATAATAGACAATATATTAAAGATTGGGAAATTCCTGGAGCAATTGCTACACATAAATTAAGTGTCGGCACAGATAAAGATGGAAATAATTATATTTATCCAGAAGTGCAAAATATAAATGGTGGATTACATGATTTTACTAATCCTAAATATAAACATAATAAATGGGATGGTCAAATATCTGCTGAAGAAAGAGGAGATACTATTAGAATAAATACAATACAAGATGGATTAGATTTTACTCGTAATTATAAAAATTTAAATATATATCCTAAATTTAATTATGGAGGAAATATGATAGCAACAATTAATGGTAATGTAAAAAATGGACTTATTCATACCATGAAATGCGGTGGTAGAAAAAAAGCTAAAGTTGGTACAGGTTTTAGAATAAATAATGATAAATATAAAATTGGAGATACTTTTGATTATAAAGGACAAAAATATTATGTAGATGCAAGAAATGAAGCTGTACCCGTTTCAGCTGATTTGTCTAAAGCTAATCCTTATGGCATTACAAATGCTATTAAAGCTGTCGATTGGTTAAAAGCTCAAGAAAAATATATTCCTGACACAATTACTATATCAAATAAATCTACAAGCAAACCTGCAAACAATACATCTGATACAAATACAATTAGTATTCCACAATTAAATGTTGGTAATATTGGAACATATTTTTATAATCCTAAAACTACATCGACTACTACCAAAAGAACTGTTGGTTCAAATGCAAAATCAACTAATAATTTAGTTAAACCGATAGTTGATGATACTTCTTTAGCTGTTCCTTATACTCAACCAGATAAAATTTCTATTCCTAGATATACAGAAGATGTTTATAAAAGACCTTCTTTAGCTAGCATGGCAAAAGAAATAGAAGATGTTGATACAATTAATTTAGCAAGACAATATACAAAACCAAGTAGATTTAATAGATTTACTGATTGGTTTAATAGCAATCTTGATAAAATTAATTTATATACTAATTTAGGAGGAAGTGCTATTGATTTTATTAGTAGTGCTATTATAAATAGTAAAATGCCAACTGTTGATTTACCAACAATGACTGCTCCTACTTTAGCCAATCTTCCTGAAATTAAACTTGCTGAAATTAAAGATTTGGAAGCACCTGCTACAGTTGCTGCTGCTAAACTTAAAACTCGATATAATGCCAATCCTCAATTAGCTAAAATTGAAGATGAAACTAGAAGAACTATGAATGAAATTGATAGAAATACTTCTAGTAGTAGAGTTGCATTAGCTAGAAAACAACGTGCTGCTATTCAATCACAAGAATCTAAAAATCAAGTTTATGGTCAGAAAGAAAATATAGAAACAGAATTGATGAATAAAGATAGATTAAATGCACAGCAAGTTGCTCAAGCTAATGCTGCTACTTATAATCAATTCTTAACTGCAAGAGCACAACAAGCAATGCAGAAAGCACAGTTGAAGATGATGGTTGATAGGGCTAATATTGGTAATAAACTTGCAGTAGACCAATTTAATGCAAATTCTAAACTTGCCGTAGACCAATTTAATACTAACAATTTAATTAAAGAACTATTATTTAATAATAATGTTAGAACAACACAACTTGGTAATTATGCAGCTGGTATTGGTAATCTATTTAGTAATATTGGCGGAAGTCTTAATAATTATATGATAAATAGAAATGCTAGATTACGTGATGAAGAAGCATTGCGTTCCCTACGGGCAAGATACAAAGAGATACCGCAAGAAATAATGGATTATATATTAAATAAATAACTATGGCTTTAAATACATTTAGATATAAAGATTATGCTTATACTCCTAAACATAATCTAGAAGAAGTTGCTAAAACTTATGACTATTTACAACAAAGACATGATTTAGCTATTGAAAAAGAAAATCTTATACAACAAAAATTTGCTGAATTAGATTTAAATAGTGCAGAAGATGAATGGCGTGCTAATAAAATGAATGAACTTCAGACAATGATAAATGATGCGTCAATAGATGGTTTTAAAGGATATGCACTAAATGATATTATAACACAAGGAACAAAAATGCTTACAGGAGCTGATGTTCGTGGTAGATTAAAAGCTCAACAACAGTATAAACAATATATAGAAGATTTAGATAAAAGAACAGATTTATCAGAAGATTATAAAAATGTTTTTAAAGAAATAAATACTTATAGTTATCAAGATAAATTTGATGATAATGGTAATATTATTGGTGGTACAGATTGGAAACCAACAAAAGAAGTTGTATCAGAAATACCATTAATTAATATATTAAAAGGTGGTATAGAATTAGCTGCTAAAGATGCTGGTAAAAGCAATATTACAAGATTTTTAGATAAAAATGGAAAAGTAATAACAGACCCAACATCAGATAATATTTTTGATGGTCAAGTATATAATACTACAACTAATCAATGGGAAAGTCTTGGCAGAGATAAAATAATGAAAGGTATTCAAGCATATATTGAAACAACGCCTGGAATTAAAGCTAGTCTTAAACAAGATTATGATGTTGCTATTTATAAACAAAAGAAATATGGAGCAAATCCTGATGTTGAAGATAAAAATGGTGTTACTTTATCTCCTGAACAATATCTACAAAAAAGACTAGAACCAGGTATTCAAGCTGCTATATATAATAGAAGTTATACAACTACTACTTATGGTAATGGTCTTGCAACTTATAAAGCTGCTTTAAAAGCTCAACAAAAACAATTACAAGACCCTTATAGATTATCTGGATATAGTACAGAAGGAACTCCTATTACTATTAATTATGATTATGCTGCAAATCTTCAAACAGATAAACAAAATTCTATTGCAACATTAAATGGTATTGTTAAAACAATAACAGGCGAAGGTATTAAACAAGATATGTCTAATGCTACTTCTGCTGATTGGAAAAATTTAATAGAAACAACTGTTGCTAATAGTAATTTAACTCCAGCTGAAAAATCTAAATTAATATTAGAAAGTAGAAAAGCTATTCGTAAATTAGAAGAAGCTAATGTTAATTATAAAGAATTGACAAAAGGTTTAGGAGAAGAAGATGCTTCAACAATGCGATTTATTTCTAAAGTAAATGGTGGAGCAGATATTGATGCTACAACAACTGAAGGTAAACAAGTTATTGATAAAGTTAATTCAATATTTGGTGATGCTGGTAAATATTTAAGAATAACAACAGATAGTGATAATTTTTATACTAATCTAAAAACTATATTATCAGGTAATACAAATAGTGGTTTAAAAGAATTAGGATATAGAACAGGTGTTGATTCTGCTGGTAATAAATATATTGAATTAGATAAAGATAATTATAATCAAATTATATCTTTTGCTAATGCTATAAAAGAAAGCAAAGATAAAATGAGTTTAGGCGAATCATTATTTGATGATGTTCATTATAATGTTTTAACTGCAAATGGTAATACAGTACCAAGAAATGGAGGAATAAATTATAATGATAAATATGCAGTACCATTATTAATGAATGATATATATAGAATATATGAAAATGCTAACAATAATGTAAAACGTAGATTTGCTGATATTGCTCCTCAACAAATTACTATATCTAATGAAAATCTTCCTTATCAAACTTTTACTGAACAGAAGTTATTACATGATTATACTTTAGGTAAAATTGATGAACAACAATATAATCTTTATGATAAACAACTAAAAGCTGATTTAGAAAATAAACTTATTAGTGTTAATTATCCTCAAGTAAATATATTTACAACTGAAGATACTGATGGTGTTGGAACATTAAGTAAACAAATTGAAAGTGAAGATAGATTAGAAGTAGGAAAATTAATTAAAGCTGCTGTAGGTGCTGGTAGATATACAGCAAGTGCTGCTCATAATGCTGTTCATGGTAATGGTACAAATATTACAATATATGCAGCGACTGACCAAGATGGAATGCCTAAAGGTGATGCTCAAACATTCTTTATTCCTGGTCTTATATTAGAACAAGCAGCTACTGAATTTGATAATAGTCCTCAAACAATTGCTTCAGATAAAATCACTTTAGGTAATGAAACTAATAGAAAAATATATTTAACAAGTTCTATTGAAACTCCAACATTAGGTGGGCAAACTATAGATTGTTTAGGTAATAATCAATTTGTATATAAAACAGATACAGGAACTTATCCTATTTCTAGACAAGCTGCTGTTGATATTGTTGAAAGTATTGAAAATTATCATCAAATAAAAGATAGTTTAATATCTGGAGATATATATCAAGATACAAATTATTCAGTTGATGAAATTAATGCTGCAATAAGACAACAAATAAATAGTATTGCTTCTACAATAGCTACATCTTATGGTAGACCTAATGATTATGAATATATTAAAACATCTTTATTAAATGATTTAAAAGAATAAGATTATGAACATAATAGATATTATTAAAGGTAAAGATAAAAGACCTAATCCAGAATATAATCCTAAAACTAAAAAGGGGGCTTTAGAGCCTCCTTCTATTGTTAATACAGATTATAATAAACGTGATGACTTTGCATCTAATATATTGGAAAATGTTATACCTAATCAATATGGTTTAAGTTATTTAGGTGACCCGACTAAATATACGGAATATGATGTTACAGTTAATCCTGTTAATACAGTTGAAGAATTAAATAAAGAACGTGCTAATAATCAATCTGTATTTGAACAAGGTGCTTATGCTATTGGTCAAACATTAAATGAAATAACAACAGGAACTGTATTAGGTGCTGCTGATTTAGCTTCTATATTAATAGATGCAATAGATGGAGATTTATCTTATGAAAGACCTGATATTATAGAATCTCTTGCACAATTTAAAGAGTCTATTAATGAACAAATGCCGATATATAGAGAAGACCCAACTAAAGCATTTGATGTTACAGATTTTGCATGGTGGGCTAGTAATGCTCCTAGTATAGCTAGTAGTTTAACTTTAATGGTTCCTGGAGTTGGAGTTAGTAAAGGATTGTCTAAAGTCGGTAGTTTACTTAGTATTAATAAAGCTGGTAATAAATTAGCAAATGTATTGAAACTATCAGAAAAAACTAGAGAACTTGCTGCTAAAGGTATAGATGCTACTAAGACTGGTATTACAATGCGTATGTTGGAAAACTATCAAGAATCTAATCAAACTAGTAAAAACGCTTATGATTATGCTATTAAAGAACTTAATAATATGGATGCTAAGCAACGTGCTGAATTTGATAAAAATAATCCAGAATATACAAATAAGACAAATGAAGAAATAGCAAAAGATATAGCAAATAATGCAGGAGATGAAGCATTTGATGTTAATCTATGGAATACTATGTTTGATATAGCACAAGTATATGGGTTAAAGAATATGTGGTCAAAAGCATTACAAGGTAGTAATACTAGAAAATTACAAAAACTTAATAAAGCTGCTGCTGCAAAATTTGGCGATGAAGCTGCTGTTATACAAGAAGCAATAGCTAAAACTACTTTTAAAGATAAAGCAATAGATAAGATAAAAGATATTGGCTATGGTATTGCAACAGGCACTCGTAATGAATGGACAGAAGGTATAGAAGAAGCTATAAACTATATCGGTAGTGAAAAAGGTATGGAATTAGCTAAACTTGCTTTTGATAAAGATACTGATATTAAGACTGTTAAAGATTATCTTAAAGACCCAATGATGTGGGAGTCAGCTTTTTGGGGTATTATTGGTGGTGTAGTATTTAGTGGTGCTGCTGATGCTGCTGGCGGATTTATTCAAAAAAAGCTAAATAAAGAATGGACAAATGCTGAAGATAAAAAGAAACAAGAAATACTAAATAGACAATTACATTTTCAAAGATATAATGAAGCTATTAATAGTATTAATCAAAATAAAAACCCTTATATAACAATTAGAGATGCTGAAGGAAATCAAGTCGCTGCCGATATTATCAATGATACAGAACGTCAAGAACTAGAAAAACTTGCTCGTAATTCTTATTTTGATGGAATGATAATAGATGCTATTGATAATGGTAATCTTGAATTGTTAGAAGAATTTGCTAGAGATACAAATATAGCAAAAGGATTTAAAGAAAAACTTAATCTTAAAGATAATGAAGCATTAGAATTACAAAAACAATTTATTGAAAGACTTGATAATACAAAAAAATTGTATTTGAATGTATTTGATAAAGTAAATAAAGTTGGTGGTAATTTTGATATTGGTCGTATTATAGCAAGACAATTAGTAGAAGAAAATAATAAAAAACAATTATATGATACATTGAAGTTATATAATGATAATTTATATAATAAAGTAATGGCTGACGATAATATAAATATTAGTCAAGAAGATGTTTCTGCTATTGAAAAACTTGTTTATAGAAATAGAATACGTGCTATTGAAAATCAAATATTTAATACAAAAACTGATGCTAATTTATCAAAAAGAGAAAAGAAACAATTATTAGATGAATTAGAAAATCAAAAGAAACAATTAGAAGAAATACAACCAGCTGATTTATATGATGAAAATGGTGTTGTAAATGACAAACAAATAATTGATACTGCAAAGAAAGTTCGTGATAATTATTCTGATGAATTTAATACTATATATGGAAAGTTTAATAATGACTTGAATTATAGATTAAATGAAAAGAGTGTTGATTTGACAGAACCAGCTTTAAAGAAAAGAGTAACAGAACTTAAAAATGTTCTTGATGAAAGTAGAAAAAAAATTATAAACAATGCTATTAAAACTCAAAATGATTTATATAGAAAATATAGAGATAATTTTGATGTTGCCAATATGGAAGAAAAAGATGCAGATGCTTATAATACATCTTTAAAAGTTTTACAAGAAGCCGAATATGATTTAAATAATCTTGAATTACAAAAAGAGTTTATAGATGAAGAATTAAACAGACAAGCTGCTTATGATGAAACTGTAAATAAAGATGATGATGTACCAGAATTAGATGGCAAGCCTGTTGATGATGACATCACATCCTCTACGGGCAAGCTAGAAGAAGATGTAACAACTGATACATCAAAAACTCCTGAAACTACTATAACTCCTGAAGCTGCTCCAGTTGCAACAGATACTAAAGATGATAAAGCTAGCAGTAGCTTGCCCGTAGAGGATAATGCTGCTACAGCTACAGCGCAGCCAACTCTTAATCTTGCTGAATTAAGTGAAAATGAATTATATGATGCTGCTTCTGAAGAATTATATAATCAACTAGATAGTATTGCTGTTGCTTCTAATGTTAATATTGATGAATTAAATGATAATGAATTTGCTCAATTTGCCAATAATAATAAAGAAGCAATATTAACTAAATTATTAGAATTAGGATTTAGTAAAGAAATAGTAGATAATACATGGATGAATACTATTAGCGCTTTTACTGATGATTTAGCTGTATTTGGTGATAATAATCAATTACAAAGTGCTATATCAGAAAGTGATAGAGTATTACTTAAAAATGCTACATTGTCTATTATTAAGAAAAAACCTAATAAGAAACAACGACATATAATTGCTATATTAGAAGAATTTGCTAAAAAGCAAGCAGATAATGGTAAAACTTATGGTCGTACTATAAAAGGTAAAACTTATATTAACGCAGATACTTTAACACAATATATTTATAATTTATCTAATAATAGATTAGTAGCAGAATTTTTATATGATGAAATTAAATCATTTATATATAGTAAAAATAATACAGAATATGTATTAACTGATAATGATACAATATTAAATCTTAGCAAAGAACAATATAAAAATAGATTATTAACATTAACAAGTAGAGAAAAAACTAAACTTGAAGAATATATTCCAAATAATGCTAATATTGATGATACTGATTTTGAAACTATAACAAAATTAAATCCTGGCGATGAATTAGAATATGAATATGATACTTATCTTGGTAGAATTATATTAAGAAAAGATGGAAATTTTGTTGGTTATCTTGGTGTACCACAAATAGATAATGAAGGTGTTTATAGAACTACTAATGAAGGTTGGTTATATGACATTACTTTAAATGAAAGTTTTGCTAAAAGTAAATTAAAAGACTTTATATTAAAAGTATTTACTGAACCAACCGAAGATTTAGAGTCTGCTTTAAGAGCATTTGCTTTTTCTAGAAATAAAAAAGATGATGTTAAAATTTATCGTGACCAAATATTTACAGAATTATCTAGTTATCCAGAATTTATTAATTTTAGACAAACATTAAGCGAAATACAAGAAGAAGCAGAAAAGCAAATAGAAAATATTGTAATGCATATTGGAAAACTTTATGCTAGAGTTGCGGCAGATAATTTTAATATAGAAGAAAGTGTTAATAATTGGTTTAATAAATTAGCTAATAGTTATGCTCAAGCACATGTTGTTGCAACTAAAAAAGCTAAAGGTAAATTTGTTATTGATAAATTATATAAAGGAACAATTAATTTATCAGACCCAAAAGATAAATCTAAATTAAATAATATAACAAAAGTAATAGATGATTATAATGAAGATAAATATCCATTAGTTACAATTACTAAACCTAATAATTTACAATTTGCTAATTCTCTTGTTCCAAATATTGTTAATGGTTATCCTATTGTTGGTATGACTATGATTGCTATACCTAGAGAAAATGGACAAACTAGTTATGCTTATTGTTATCAAAAAGAATTATCAAGTAATGATATTAGTCCATTCGGTAAACAATTAATAGATGCTACACAAGAAGAGTTAAAGAACATTATTACTAGATTTATATCAGATAATACTTATAGTTTTAAACAATTCTCAAATGATATATTTGCTTTAACAGGTAATAGTGGTTTAATTAATATAAATGTAAAACCTGGTAAAAGAGGTAATAGTATTGGTTTTCAAACTAAAGATAATAAATGGCTATTTAGTATTTATGATGATGCTAGTGGTAGAAAATTACAAATAAATAGTATTGAAGATACTAAATATAATATTACCGATAAAGCTCGTGGTGCAACAATAAGAACTATCAATGATGAATATATTCAAAATGAATTAAAGAAGAATATTGATAATTTATTTGCAAATGCTACAATTGGTATTCCATTTAGTTTTATAAATGATAAAGTTAAAATACCTGTTGCTACAAAATATTATAAAAGAGAAAATGGTAAAACAATAATATCTGTTGGTAAAGTTAGTAAAGAATTTAATAGTTATCAAGATTTTCTTGTTAGTAATAATTTTCTTTCAACTAATTTACAAAATTTACCAAAAAATGAAGATAATACTATTAGTGGAATATTTCATAAAACTAATTTAACAACAGTTCAAGTTGTATTTAAAGCGGATGAAACAAGTTGGATTAATACAGCTAATTTATTAGATGATAAAGTTAATGCAGAATTTGTTATCAAACAATTAGCTATTAATAAAACTAATAATGCTTTACGTGAAATGTTTCGTAATAACAATGAAGTATTAGGATATATCGAAGCATTAGAACGTATTGGTATATTACCAGAAGTTATTAATATTGATAATATAGTTGATACAGAAGCAAAACCTATATATGCTTTGTATGATATTAATACAAAAGAAATTACTTTAAATGGTAATCGTATTGGTAATATGAATTATGGTAGATTAATTAGAACTATTATTCATGAAAGTCTACATAAACAACTTGATACAGTTTATAATAAAGAAAAAGCATTAAATATTATTGAAGATATATATAATAGATATAAACAATATGTTGAAGAATTAGAAAAGAAAGAACCTAATAATGAAGATTTACCATATCTAAAACAATTTATTGATATAAGTCAAGATAGAGATATTAATTTTGAAGAATTTCTTGTTGAATCTTTAACTAATAGAGATTTAATGTCAGCTTTAAATAAAATACCAGCAAGTAGTAGATTTAAAGATAAAGTAAAGAATTTATTTCAAGAATTATTACTTGTAATAGCAGATATGCTTGGTATTGAAGTTGATAGAAATTCTTTGTTATATAGAGAAATGATGTTGCTTAATAAAATAACTAAAGGTAAAAGTAAAAGAACGCAACCGAAAAAAGTTATTCAAACAACATTAGATTTCAAAGATGAACAAGATATAAATAAAGTTGAAGAAGAAAAACAAGAAGAAATAAATGCTAATAATGTGCAAGAAGATAATAATGTTGAAGATGATTTTGCTGATGATGGATTTGCATTTAGTTCTATTGATGAACGACAAATAACAAATTTCAATTCTGTCGTCAATAACATTTCACCATCATTACAAGTCACTGCACGCCAAATGCTGACCACTGGCGAACTTTCTATGTATTGTATGTAGTATGTATCAGTTTTTGATAAAAGTCCGTCAGACAGCCTAAAAATCATGTTCTGACAAGGCATCAATTTTTCAATTTGTCATAATCAGAACATGATGTTGTTATTAATATTATTAATTAAATACTTACTAATATGAGTTGTTCTAATCTTACACTTAACAATTATCCTAAACTTCGTTCTTATATTGAGAACAATGTTGCTATTGGTACACAACTTTATAATGATTATTTAGCTACAGTTGGTACTGCTGAATTTCAAAAAGCTTTAGATAAAAAAGGTGTTAATGCTAAAACTTCTCCTAAACAAGCATTTGAAATATTGAAAGAAGTTTATAATGCTAAAACAAAGAATTTACAATCTTTGCAAGAAGGTATTGATAAACATCAAACAGGAAGATTTACTAGTAAACTTGCTAAAATAGAAGCGTTGGATTTTATTGCTAGCAATATTAGTAAAGTTTATTCAAACGATAAATTTAATGCTACTAATAAATATAAATCTTTAGGCGATATTATAAATGATTTTAAATCAACATTAATAAGATTTATTGAATTTAATGTCAAAAAAGAAATTAATAATAATGATGAATTAAAAGAAGAATATAATAAACTTATTGCTGAAACATCAAGAACCATTGCATTAAAGAATATCATTGAAAAATTAGACAATAATATTCTTCGTAATCAACTTGCTGCATTTGAAAGTCTTTCTGATAAAACATTTATCGAAGAATTAAAAATGAAGCGAGATGTTGCTGCATTATATGGTCAAATTGATTTAGAATTTGAAGCCGTTGAAGATGAAAATAAAGATAGTCAAGAAGAGGAAGGAAGTAATACAGAAGATATAGATACTGTTGATGATATGTCTAAATCATGGGAATTGAACATTGGTGAAAAGAGTGATTTTAAAGGACATATAGAAGAAGTTGTTAAATATAAACTTAATAGTATTCCAAAACTTATTTCTATTGATTATACTTTAGATAAAAAAGGTAATCCTGTTTATCAATATGATAGAGGTGCTGAAGCTGGATTTATTCAATTTATGGATGGACAATATCTTGCTGGAGTATTATTTACAGAAACTGATAAAAGTAGTGTAGATAATTTTGTAAATTCTATTGCAGATATTGCTAAACGTAAATCAAATTTAAAAGGTCTTATAACATTATATAATGATTTAAAAGCAGATAAAAATCTTGCTTATAAATTTATGATGGTGTTTGATAAACCTGTTATGCCTAAAATTGAAACTTATTATGATTATCAAGGTGGTTATCAAGTAAGAATTAGTAATCTTTCTTCTAATCCGACAGAAATAGTTGTAAATGATATTAAATTAGGTATTAAAAATGCTGATGAAACTACATTACAAAAATTTAATATTGATATAAAAGACGCAACTATTGAAGATGTACATGAAGCATTAAAACTTATAGCACCTGATATTGATTATCAATCATTACAAAATATGGCTGATAATTATAAAGATGAATATAAATCTTTATTATATAATATTGCAACTATTAGTAAAATTATTTCTGATACAATTAATAATAAAAACAATTATATTGAAAAATTATCAAAAGGTGAAGATGTATCAGATTTAAATAGTTTTATTCCTGATAGTTATTTACCGTTTATATATGAATTTAGTAAAAAGATAGCTCCTTATGCTAATGTTAAAGTTAATCTTAATAGTAGAAATGGTGCTAATAATTTAAGTTCTGATGTTATTAATAGAAGTTATCTTACTAATTTTCCTTTGATATTTAGTAGTGAAGAAGCTATTGAAGCATACGCTAGACAAAAATTTGCTGGTACTGGATATAACTATAGTAATGTATTAATAGAGCGTGTATCCTCTACGGGCAAGCTACAGCCAGGTCTTTTTAGAAAAGTTGGTGGTGTTTATAAACTTACTGAATATGCTAACGAATTAGTTAAAATATCTCTTGTTAATGGTTCTGCTGATAGACGTACTAATACATCTGTATTATATAAAGATATGTCTAAAGGAGATTATCTATTAACAGGACTTATGAATTATGTAAAGAATGAAGAAAAGACTGTAGTTATAAATGGTCAAGAACATAAATTTGCTACCGCTAATTTCTTTATGAGTATTCCTTCAGATGCTCCTAAAACTTTTGTTGCTACTATGCCTATATTGTCATTAGATGGTCTTTATAAATATAATGAAGAACAATATAATAGATTTAGACAAGAAGCAACAAATAAAGTAAATGCGTTAAATGTGATAGATTTAAAAGATGAAAAATATACAGATTGGCTGACTAATAAATTAAATATTATTAGTTCAAAAAATCTTGTTGATTTGATTAATGGAGAAAAAATTAATGTTCCTGTTGATGTAAATAAATATTATAAAGTTGGAAATAATCCTCCTAGTTTTGCTTTTGTTGATAAACATGGAGCAAAATATGCTATTACAGGACAATTAAAAGAAATTAATAGACAATTCTATTTAACAAATGCTGTTGTTAAAGGTTTAATTAGTGACGGTCGAGTTACTAAAACTCAAGTAAATAATAGCAAACTTGCCTATATTAATAATCAAATATATTTATTACAACGTCAAAATATTGGTATTGAATTTGATATTAACCATCCAGTAGTTGATGTTTTAAGAAATATTATTTATCAAGAAATTCTTGATGCTTATACTTCTGCTAGAAGAATATTTAAAGAAGATGCTAATGGTAATCTTATAATGTCAGAAGGACAACTTGTTTTTAAAGATGATTATAATGCTAATGAATTATATTTGAACTATGAAAAAGATAGAAATGGTAAAGTTTATGATATAGTAGATGGAAAATATGTTCTAACAGGAGCTGTATTTAAACTATCTGATTTAAATAGTAAATTTGCTGATGTTTCTTTTTATCATAATCTTATGGGTAATGGTAAGGTTATTGATATATTATATGGTGATAGAGAAAAACGAGTAAGAGTTGAAAATGGTAAAGTTGTATTTGATGCAAATTATCAATCTATTGTAGATAATGCAATTAATGAAACTATTAAAACTTATCTTGATAGTTATCTTAAAAATGCTACAAATTATCTTCGTGGAGAATTTAGTACATTCTTGGAGAATTTCTCCGATGAAAATATAAGAGAATATCTTATTAATACTATTATAAATCAAGTTAATTATGACCATTTATTTAACGGAAAGAGTAAGTTTTATAAAGGTAATCAAGATGTTCTTAAACGATTAAAAGAAATTCAAGCTGGTGGTTCTCCATTTGGAGTTATAGATTTTACTAGAACTAGTACAGACCCTGCTAAAATTGTACAAGAAACAATAGATATACCAACTGCTGATGGTAAAAAAGCTGTAATAGATTATACAACAAAAGAACCAATTAAACTTTATGATAAGTTTAAAGCTGTTACAGTTTATAATACAAATAAAACATCAAGACAAGAAGTAATTGATAGACTTGAAAAGCAATTAAATAAAGCTAAGTTATCAGAAGAAACAAAAGCTAGTTTGTTGAAACCATTTAAAAATGAAAAAACAAAGACTAATGATGCTCAGTCTTATATTACTCAAGAAGAATGGATAAGACGAATTACTGCTGCTGGAGAATTAAATAAATATGCTAGTCTTATAGAAGCATTAACAAATGATACTCCTATTGAAGAAATAGATTGGACTGCTTTTGAAAATAAAGTTCCGATACAAAAGAACTTTTATTATGATTTATATTATGATACTAAAACAGGTATTGAAGTTCCTCGACAAATTAAAAATGCTGAATTTGTTTTATTGCCAAAACTTATTAAAGGAACAGAACTTGAACAAGTTTATAATGCAATGAAAGAAATTGGTATTGACCAATTAAATACTATTGAAACTTCAAAAGCTGCTAATCATAATATTATAACTTTATGGGATAATGATGGAAATATACATCTTGATGAATTTAAAGAACAAGCTAGAGATGTTATTGAACCATATAGTTATAATTATTTATATCGTCAGCAAGAAGTTCCTGAACATATGGTTGATGAAGAAAACAAAGCTGGTATTCAGATATTAAAGAAGATGTTGGATAATCTTCCAAACGATGAACATCATAATAATCTTGTTAATAAATTTTTTAATAACTATACAGCTAATATTAAACAAAGTTTTGTTGAAGTTGCTACAGAATTAGGAATAGAATTAGATGATAGTGGCAATATTAAACTTAAAGATGGTGCTATAGTTGGTTTAAATAGAAAAGTATTCTTGCAGCTTGTTAAAGAAAATATGGCAAAAAATGGAGCAGATAGAGTTCTTATGGAATTTCTTGATACCGCTCTTGAAGGCAGTGACCAACTTCCATTAATTATGAATAATGTTAGTACAAAACTTGAAAATGTTACTAATGCTTTATTTAATAAACGTATTACTCGTCAAACTATTGAAGGATGGCACGCTGCTCAGTTATCAGATTTTGGATTTACTGTAGATAAAGATACAGTAAAAGATAGTGAATATCTTGCAAATCATGAAGCTGGACATAATCATAAACTTGAATATAGGAAACAAGGTGAAATAAATGGTATTCCTGTTTATTATGCTGAAATTCGATTAAAAAGATGGAGCGATGCTTTATATAGAACAATAAAACAAGAAGATGGAACAACAAAGAAAATACCAATAGATATTAATGAAGTTCCTGAAGATTTACGAACAATGATTGGTTATCGTATTCCAACAGAAGGTAAACAATCTATTGTTATAATGAAAGTTGTAGAATTTCTTCCTGATGCTTATGGTAGTACAGTTGTAGTTCCAGATGAATGGGTAACACAAACAGGTTCTGACTTTGACGTTGATAGTGTTTATGCAATGACTAAACATATAACATTAAATAAAGATGGAAAAGTTATTGAACCAACAGAAAATGATTATCCATTAAATGAAAAAGGCTACATTCGATATATTAAAGATAATGTCGGTATGGCTGCTAGAAAAGCATTAGGTAAATATAATGGTCAAATAGAAAGCTCTATTAAATTTATTAAAGATAAAGAAAAAGAAGATAGAAAAAAATTAAATGAAGATTATCAAGCTAAAATTCTTAAATCATTAGATAATAGATTTAAAGATAAATATAATATATATCAATTAGCAAAAGAAACTAAAGATAAAGAACTTCATAAAATAATTCAAGCTATTGGTAAAAAAGAAGATGGTATTTCTTCTAAAGAATATATAGATTCTGCTATAGAAAGACTATATAATTTAAAAGAAAGTGGAGAAATACAAAATCAAACAAAAATACTTGATAATGTTTATGATACTTATATAGCAACTCAAGAATTATTTGATAGTCAAGAAGATGATAATGTTGCTTTAAGCGAAACTAATAGAAATAAAATAAAAGATGTTATTGAAGAAAATACTAAAGAACAATTAAATGAAGCTGAAAAGTTTGCTAATGATAATAATCTTTCTAATTATGTATCTTGGTTAAGCTTGCCCGTAGAGGAAAGAGTGAGTAGAGATGTACGAAATAATAATATAGTTCAGACTTTTATTGACATTCTTAATAGTCCTGCTGCTTTTGAAGAAAATATGGGTATATCTCAATTTAGTAATCTTGCTGATGCTAATAGTTGGATGAAAAAGATTGCTAATATTAGTAACAAACATGTTATTGATGATAAATCTTATGGTAATCATGATGCTGTTACTCAATTAGATTGGAAAGAATCTGCTAGTTCTGGTATTAAACTTAAAGCTATATCTGTTAATCTTGATACATTTGCTAGTATTGGTAATAGAACAAAAATAAGATTGCCATTTGCTATACCTGTTAGATATGATAAAGAAACAATAGATAAACAAAAGATAGGAGAAAAAAATAGATTTGGTAAAGTTGAAAATAACGTAATTAATTTTACAAATCAAGGTTGGAGTGAAGATAATAAAAATGTAGAAGGTAAACTTTTAACTCCTTATAGTTCTCAAACTACAGCACATATTCTTGATATTATGAAAGAAGGTGCTATTCATAATGAGAATACTTATATATTTAATGCTTTCAAAGTTATGATTAATGCTGGTATTGATTATAAGACTGCTATTAGTTTTATGTATCAACCTGCTATGGATAATCTTGTTAAGTATTGGAATGAAAGTCAATCATTTGCTAATAGTGAATATATTAATCCTTTATCAAAAGCTCTTGATGACGCTGCTACTGCTTTGGGAATTACAACTGATGGTAAAAATATGTCAGATTTAGCTTCTGCTGTTTATCGTAAATATAATGAAAAAGGGTATATAACAAATGTTTATGGTGATGTAGGTTTTCCTATTATTGATAGAGAATTAAATGTAAAACGATTTAGTAATGAAATGACAGAAGAAGAAAAGAAGATACATGATTTTATGGTTCTTCTTCAATTTAATAAACTAAATCAATTAGGTAGTATTGTTAATAATACTCTTAGTGTATTGACAGCAGATAAATTTGGTGCTAAACCTAGTTATTATGCTACAGATAGAATATTTAGACAAATAGATGATATATTGACAAATGATAATAAACTATATGCTGAAAATAAAAAAGGTGAAATAGTTCCAGTAGTTGAAGCTATTTATCCTGGTATTAGTAAAGGCGTAGATAATTTTGCTAAAGCTGATATTAAAAATAGTAGTTATCCTTCTCTTGCTGCTATGTTGAAATATTCTTCTGTTACTGCATTGAAAGTTGGACAACAAGTATTTGAAACAGCAGAGCCTAATTTTGTAGAACTTATATATGATGTAGCTAAATATACAAAGAATGGAAAACTATCAGAAAAACTTTATAATGATTATAAAAAATATTTAGTTAAGAGATTATATGTAAATGATAATAATCCAGCTATTATATATCCTATTGCTTTAGATGATGATGGTAGTGTATTAATCAAACAATCCTCTACGGGCAAGCTACAGATAGATATTGAAAATGAAATGTCTAGAATTGCTGGTATTGGAAGTGAATATACTAAAAATATTGATTTTAAAATAGCTGATATTAATAATCCAACTAAAGAAGAAGTATTAGCTTTTGCTAAATTAAGTCCTGCTCAAAAAGTTCTTTATATTAAAGAGAATTTTGATAATATAGGTATATTTGATTTTATATCAGTAAATAAGTTTAATGAATTTACTATTAAGCAAAAAGGTTATATATCAAATGAACTTAAACTTAATCAAGGTAATTATACAAATGATTATTTATATGATTTATTTGATTTAGCTTATTTAAGTAGTAATCCGATTATTAGATTAGCTGCAATAGATTTAGTAAAATATACTTATGTTGTAGAAGGAAATAATTTTAAAGCTGGTAATATCGCTCGTGCTATTTCTACTTTACCATTAAAACCTACTAATGTTGGTGGTATGAATATTGGGTTTAGTACTAAATTAGCTTTTGATAATTATAGATTTATTACACCAACTGCAAATGTTTCAGAAAAATTAATTATTGGTTTTGTTCGTCAAAATTATGATGATTTTCCTGCCAGATTTGTAGATGTAGATAAAATTATAAAGAAAAATGTAAATCATGCTCAAGATATTGAATTTAATAATGATGGTTCAATAACTGTTTATACATATGATACAGCTAATACAAAAGATTTTAATAAATTAGAATTATTGAATAAAGATGAAGCTTATAAAATAATAAAAATTAGACGTGGTAATACAGCAAAATTATATTATGGTATTAATCATATAGAAGATGTTACATATTATCCATTAAACAAACTTGATGAAATTGATACCAATAAAACAATAGAAGATAGTTCAATTGTTCGTAACAATGTATATAAATCTTTATTTGATATTGTATATGGATATAAAAGTGAAAAACTTGCTGAACAATATGCTTTATATAAAGATAAGTTTGTTGGTGCTACAGAAATAACTATAGATGAAACAAATAACATAAACGAAGCATTAGCTATTGCAAATAATAATTTCTTTGATAAACCGCAATTAATTCTTCGTAATACTGGATTTACAGGAGATAAATTAATAATAAATAATGCTATAAATGGTAAGAAATATGTTGCTACAAAAATTACAGAAGAAGTAGCCGATAGACTTAGAGGAAATACTAGTAATCTTTATCAAGATTATATTGATTTTCTTGATGAATATCCTAATTATAAACCAGAAAGTGATTACAGTATCTTGCCCGTAGTGGAATATGGCAAAAGATATAGTAGTATTGGAGAACGTGATGCAGCTAGTTTTGCTATTAAACAAACAGTTGCTATTGCTAGACAAGAAAGTTTTGGCGGTAATAAATTAGCTGAAAGTATGATGAAGATACTTAATAATGCTAATATTAATTACAAAGATACAAAAGAAATTGCTAATAATCTTCCTGTTGCTTCTTCTACTGTTGCTAAATTTGTAAAAGCTACTGCTGATAGATTAATATATGATGCTTATCATTTTACTATTGATGAAGATGGCAATGAATTGAAATTAAATGATGCTAGAGTTATAGAAAGAGTGTTGAAAGATAATAATCTTGAACGTAAGTTTATTACTCTTATTAATACAATCACATCGTTTAAAGATAGATATTCATTTAGAGATATTAATATTGAAGGTTATGATGAAGATACAAAAGCAGCATTAGAAACTATAAAAGAAGCTATTAATAAATTGAATAATGATACTATTGTACTTCAAGCTAAAAGAAGTTATTGGGGAGAATTTATTAATAGTAGCACTACTAATCCTAATATTAAATCTGGATTACAAGATGCTCTTACATTTTATGGAGATACAGGATTTTTTGATTTGAATATACAAGATATTGCATTTAATCATAATCAATTAGTTCAAGCTGTTGTTGGTGAAAGTCAAGCTATTATTAAAGAAGGAGAATTTAGAGGTAAAATTGAAGCACAACAATTTGCTAAAATGCTTTCTGATTTAAAAGCTGAAGCTGCTAAAAATGGTAAATCTATTGATTGGAATAAAATTGTTGATGAAAATGGTCGTCTTGTTCAGCCAAATAATAAAGAATGGTTTGAAATGAAAGACAAACTTAATAAAGAATATATTAAAACTGTCGATGAAACAAAAGATAAATTTAGTGTTAAGGTATTAAGAGCTAAATTAGAATATGATGCATTTATAGCTGCAACTACAGAATCACAATTTATTCCTGTTAAAGATATTGATATTGATGGTAATGAAGTAATGGTTGATTATACAAGAGAAACTATTGCTAATCAATACGCTGTATTATATAATAAAAATCCAAAAGTTGCTGAATTATATGCTGAATATAAAAGATTAATGAAAGAACAATCTGATATATTAAGTAATATGATTGGTAATACTCCAACAGAAGAACAAGATGAAAAGATACATCAAATATATCTTAAACTTCGTTTAATGACTTCTGACTTTGATGAAAATTATGAAATTAAAGATGATGAAGATTTAACTGCTGCTAGAACATTACAAGCATTTATTGATAGAAATAGATATTTGAAAGAATTGTTCTTTAATAGAAATATTAAAGTTGGTTTTGAAGAACAACTTAATAATGCTTTAAAGACAATATCTGATATTGAAGGTGCTCGTGACCATGAAGGACGACTTCTTATTCCAATGAATATTCTTATGCAGAATAAAGAATATAGAAAAGCTAAAGCATGGTTGAGAGCTAACGCAATGTATAAACCAGATGCTGATTTTATTAATGAAATCAATGCTTGCTTGACTGCATTTAATGACCCAACTATTAGTAAAACTTCTGCTTTAAATATTGCTATTGCACAAGCAAATGCTCGTGATGAATTTGGTATTCTTGATGGTAGAAAATTTACAGCTGAACAAATAGAACGAATTAAAAAAGAAACTGTTCGTAATTTTCATTTTAGTAAAAGAAGTGGTTTACCCTATGCTGGTATATTAAGAAGTCAAGATGATGATGTTGTTATTTATGAATATGAATTCTATGATAATTTAAGAAACGATAAAGTTAAATCAGAAGATGAAATAGAAGATATAGAAGCAATTAATAAAATTCTTGATAAGGTTTGGGATAGTACAGCTAGAGTGCTTAATACAGGTAGTGATAAACTTACTACAGATGATTTGAATAAATTGTCTAAGTTGTTAGAATTGTATGACCTTGATAAAACTAAAAATAAAAAAGCTGCTGAATTTATTGCTGAAGAATGTGTTATTACATATAATAATGCAGCTTATGAAGCAGATAGAGCAAGAGCATACAAAAATGGTGATGAATGGTATCAAGCATGGAAAAAAGTATTTGAAACTGTAGATGATGAAGGTAATGTTGTTCCTAATACAATATTCTATGGCGTTCTTAAACCTAAAGATGAAAGTAAATGGGTTAATAAAAATAAAACTGATTATATAAGATTGATTAATAAACATGTTCAAAATACTAAAACTCAATATTATTATGAAGTTATGAGAACTAATAGAGATAATATGAGTAAAGAAGAATTTAAAAAATGGTATTTTGATAATCATTATTATAATCCTTATAGTCGTCAATATGAACCATTAAAAATATGGACACATACTGAATATATAGATGAAAGCGGTAATAAAGCTAAAGGTAAATGGGAAGCTAGAATTAATCAGACAGATTTAGAACCTAATAAAGATTATGTTAATGAGAAATATGATAAGAATTATCCAACTTATAAAGAAGGTAGTACATATAAAGCTAAGCAAGAAGATGGAACTCGTAAAGAAGTAAGTTATGATAATTCTAATTATAAAGCATTAAATGAATATGAATTAAAATTGTTGAATAATCTAAAGAAGATAATGATGCAATATGCTTTTACTGATAGTAATAAATATTATGTAAAACAAGGTTATCTTCCTTCTATTAGTAAAGAAAAAGAATTTGATTATAAAGATATATTTAAAGAAGCTATGGCATTTATTGGTATTAGTTCTAATATTCCTACTGATACTAAATGGCAAGATTTGGAAAATATAACTTATAATACTGATGAAGAAAAAGATAATCCAATGTTGCAAATGTTATTGGATAGAAATAGTTCTAAATATGTTGAAGTTCCTCATTTTCCTAAACCTGGTGAAAGTGAAGCTGAATTTATTAAACGTAAACAAGAAGCTAAAGATGTTAATGCTAAGATAAGAGAAGAAAATGAAAAGATACATAATCAATTAATTAATAAAGATTGGGAAAATGTATTTAAATCGTTTATAATAAATAGTGCTAGATATGATGCTATTAGATTAATTAAAGGTAAATTATATGCAGCTGATGATGCTTTGTTGAGTTATGATGCTTATAAACTTAATTATAAAAATGAATTAATACAAGATTATAGATTAAGTGCAGAAAGTGAAGTTGAATATAAAACTGAAAGTAATCGCAATACATCTGCTCAATTAAGAAATTATATTCGTAGAGTTGTAAGAGATACTTATAAAAATAATACCAATCCACAGTTATTAAAGTTTGCTAGTATTGCTCAAAATATGGCTGGTACTAAATATATGATGTTAAATATTACTGGTGGTATTGCAAATATTCTTACAGGTCAAACTAACCTTGCAGCAGAAAGATTTGCTAGAGAATACTTTAATGAGAAAGATTGGATAGTTGGTCAAAATCTTTATGTTGGTGGTGCTATTAGTTATATGTCTAATATGTATAATGATAAATCTACTACATTACAAGATGGTGTTATAAAACTGGCAAATGTTGTTGATTATGATAGAATAGCAGAATTGACAACTAATGATATAAAAGGTAATATAAAGAAGTTAAGAGGTTTGTTATTTACTCCACAAACTGCTGGTGAACATTATATGCAAAATACTGTTCTTTTGACAATGATGAAAAATCATCGTATAATTAAAGATGCTGATGGTAATGCTAAAATAGTATCGTTTGAAATGTTTAAACGAGAAAAAGAATTAGAAGCATTAATGATTGTGCTGAATGAAGAAGAACGTGATGCTTATGATAAATTCTTTAATGATATTCTTGCTGATGAAAATAGACGTGCTAATTATAATATGTTTAATGATAATGTTATAACAGATTTTATTAGAACACATCTTACAAAAGAAAGAATGATTGAATTTGTAAGAAAACGTAAAGAGTTGATGAAAGAAGCAAAGAAAAAGTTTGAAGAATTGCCAGATGTTTATAGTCAATTTGAACTTGTTGATGGTTATGCAAATCTAAAAGCTGATGCAGATATTGAACTCAAAGACTTTGCAAAACTTGTAGAAAAAGTTATCAAAGTTAATAAGAAAGTTCATGGTGTATATGATAAAATTGGTGCTGCTAAAATTGAAAATGAATGGTGGGGTGGTATTGTAATGCAATTCCATAAACATCTATATCCTGGATTTAAGAAAAGATATAGACGACATGGTTATTATGATGAAGTATTAGAAACTATTGAAAAAGGTGCTTATAATAGTCTTATGCAATTTATTAATACTCCTTATCATTTAACTAAATATAAACGTAGTCAAGAAGAACTTGATACACTACAAGCTATACAAGAATATTGTAAAAATGCTATTAATTTTATTACTCATATTAAACTTAATTATAATCTATTATCAGAAAATGAACGTGCTAATATTAGACGTGCTTATGCTGATTTTGTTTATACAGGTGCTGCTGTAGTTAGTGCAATTGCTTTGACTGCAATAGCTGGAGGTGATAAAGATAATGAAGAAAGTATTTGGTATAACTTATTAATGTATCAGGCTGATAGACTTGCTTCAGAAGCATTTGCATTTACTCCTATTGGTCTTGCTGGTGAAGGTGAAAAACTTTGGTCTAGTCCTGTTGCTATATGGCAAAGTGGTGATGATTTATTAAAAGGATTAGCATTTGGAGTTCAAACATTGATTGATAATGGATTTGAAGGAGAATATAAAACTGGTCGTTATGCTGGAGAAAATAAACTTAAAGTTATAATTGGTAGAAATATACCTGTATATCGTAATATACAACGTATTATTGAATTGCCTGATAATAACAGTTATTATAAACTTGGAGATAATGCTTTATCTGTTATACCTGTTAAAGAAATAGGTGAATGGATAAGAGAATAATATCTCGCTGAAACTTGCCCGTAGGGAATGACATGATAATAATCGTGCCGCTCCTTATGGGCATTTTCGTATTAATACACTTGATAGAATTATTGTTAATATTGAAGATGGAGTAATTGTAAAAAATAAAGGCAGACAACCAGTTAATAACCAGTCATCCGCCTACTACTACTCGCATTCATAACTATTCGTTACTATGCCTTCTCGCTTACAGATTTGCCGTCTGTTGCATTTTCTATATTAGCATGATAGTTTGTATTGATTTTTGACAATCATGCGTCAGAGAGCCTTAAAATAAGTCGTTATATCGACAACTATATTCGTTATCATCAATAACTCCAGCTATAATAGCAACAATCACAACACCGACAAATATAATATCTATTATTCTTTTCATTTCAATTAGTTTCTCCTATTCTCCAAACAATAAACAAAATAAATAATATTATTCCAATCAAAATACCAAAACCAAATTTATTAGATTGTTCTTGTTCAGTATCATCTTCTCTAATAAACACTTTAGATATTATATATCCAATAATAGCAATAACGACAATAGGCAATATCATAACAATTTCTTTAATAAATTACACATTCTTTTAGCATCATTTTCTTTATCATATACAGCAGCTACACTTTTTCCATTTATCACTATAATAACTGTATAATAATTACCATTTGTTGCTTTTTGTTGAACAGCAAATTGTTCTTTGTCATTATAAGTAAACTTCTTTACAATAACAAGTTCTTCTTTTTCTTTCATAATCATTCAATTTTAGCTTCTTCAAAAGGTTCAAATATTGTATTCTTAAATATATTATTTAATTTAGTTTTATTGTTTTCATCTATTTCTATATAAGTATAATTCTTATTTTCATCTTTTTTCAATTCAACTTTATTACCTTTATTAAGCCATTCACACAACATTATTTTATCTCCATTATATATAACATTATGATTTATAACATAACAACTTCTCATATTTTTAATTTCAGCAAGAACATTTAATCTATTCAATATTCTTAAATATTCTGCATATCCATTTGTTCCAACACCTGTATATTGCATAACACGTTCTTTATCAAGTTTAATAAAATTACTATCTTTTTTAACAATACTAACAATATACATATACATTTTTATTAAACCGCCTTCTCCAACAACAGAAGATTTATCATGTCTTGCTCTACCAAAACCAGATATTTCTCTACTAACTTTTAAAATAGTATGAACTGTTATTGGGTTGCATTGAACAAAAGGAGAAGAAACAGTATCATTATTAAATGTTAATGATACATTATCAACTTTTTTAGTTTTACTATTTTCTTTAATTGTACTATCATAAGGAGAAGGTACATATTTACTATCATTTATTTTCTTTTGTTTTTTCTTTAATTCAGCAACATTTTCTATTGCATTATTAATAGAATCATTATCATTTGATTCTTCAAGTGTTTTCCAATATTCTTCAAATTCTTTATAAAATGCTTCTTTAAGAAGTTTCTTATCAGTAACTTCATTAGCATTAAAACTAAGTTTTCCCACAACAATATTATTAAATTCGACATAAAATTTCAATCACGCTATAAGTGATTCAGACCGATATTGCAAATATAATAATTAGATTTCAATCACGCAATGAGTGATGCAAAATGTTTGTAACTGCCTGATAATCAGCTATTTACAGCTCCTTAATAATATTATTATATATAATAAAATATTGGTGTTCCAGCATATCACAAATAAAACCGCTACTACTTTCACAAGCAATAGCGGCAATAAATTTAATACTTAAATTAACAACAGTATCTTTAATATCTTTCATTTTCCCAATATCAATTAGATTATTTTAGCTTGCCCGTAGAGGATTGCTAGGCATGATAGCTAGCTATATCATCACTTCCCTACGGGCAAGCTGTAATATCAACAATAACTAAATTGTCAATATTAATAATAACTAAATTATAACATTTACTGGCAGTATCTTGCCCGTAGGGAATGGTAGCATTATCTCATATCCTCTACGGGCAAGCTATACTATCTATTACATCTTTTTCATATTCACCTCCTTTCTAACTTAATTGAGCTTCAAAATAACTATCACATTTATCGCAATAGATTTCAACTACTTCATTATCAGTAATCATATCTATTGTTTCATCATCTGCATATTCTTCTATATGAACAGTATTACCACATATAGGACAATCACAAATATAACCTTGTCCATCTTCATCATAAATTCCAACAATTTCTTCTTCCATAATTACAATGTTTCAAATTTATCAATTACACTTTTATAAAAATCAGCAGGCATAGAACCAAATATTCTGGCTATTTCTCTAATGTTTTCTCTTATTATAACAGTTGGAAATACATTAGTTTTATATTTTGTATTAGCAACATCTCTATTACAAGTTACTATATTATATTTTATATCTGTATTTTTGCATATATCTTGTAATACACTACCTACAAATTCACAAGCAAGACAATCTTTAATTGTTATAATTTCTACTATTTTCATACTTGTACAACTTCTTCATCTGTAAAACTATGAGCAAGACTAAAATGACTACGAAAATCATCAAGAGTTCTAACATACATTTGACTTTCAATATCAGCTCTAGTATATATAACTCCAGGACTCCATTTACCATTTAATTTAATAAGATTATCTCTTGCTTCTATAACTTTATATAAATTCTCAGTTTTAATATGAATAAAATAATCTCCAGCATTTACTGGAGAATTATTATCTAAAGGTTTTAAATTATTATTCATTATATTTTTCTATTTTAATTGAATCATCAAAACGATATTTACTTTTACATCTTTCTTTTTTATAAGGAATAAGATATACTATTCTTTTAATACCACTTTGTATAATATTTTTTAAACATTGGTCACAAGGTTCATGAGTACAATAAAGAGTGCAATCATTAACAGATAAGCCATGTTTAACAGCAAATAAAATAGCATTCATTTCAGCATGTATTTCATGACTATCAGACCATTCAGAATGATGTTCTTTATCAAATTCAATACCTAGAGCTTCATTACAATTAATACTATTAGTAACAGTTCCATTATAACCAGTAGATACAATACGGTCATCTTTTACAATGACCGCACCTACTTTTAATGAAATACATTTACTTTCTTTAGCTATAATTTTAGCTATATTTATAAATGTTATATCTTTCATCTTCCACTATCTCCAAAACCTGTTGTACCTCTATCAGTTTCACCTAAATCTTCTAATTTATCAACTTCTTGCCATTCAATCTTAGTTCTTTTATGAACAAGAATTTGAGCAATTCTATCTCCTACTTTATAAGGAAATTCATTTATATCATTAAATTCGTATCTATTTTTATCTATTATATTAAATATTTCAAAATGACATTCATTAAGTTTATTAATATTTATTTTCTCTAAATTAATTCTAATATTATCAATTATATTTATTAATTTAATATTGTTTCTAGATTTAAATACTACCATTATTTCTCCTCTATAAGGCTCATCAATAGTACCAGGTGTATTAGCTATATAATATTCAGTTTTACTAAGAGAACTTCTAGGTCTTAATTCACATTCATAATCTTTATCTAAAGCTATATGCAATCCTGTATGAACAATATATCTATCTTTTTCATCATCATACTCAATAGATTGAGCATATAAATCACAACAAGCATCACCGTCGTGAGCATAAGTAGGTAAAGGTATATCTTTATTTTCTCTCCAACATTTAACAGGTATTGTTTTATTAAGTTCTTTTTGTTCACGAATTAAATTATTAATTTCTTCATTAACATAAGTAGGAATATCTACATATGCTAATAACATAATAAATGCTTCTTCTAAATAGTTTTCATTTCTTTCCATAATTATATTATTTTAAATAGCAAATTCATATTCTAATGCTTCTTTTAATTTTCTACTTTTATCTCCAAACATTATACTATCCATTCGTTTAGTACCTGTAGCAGTATCAACATTACTATAATATCCTGAGATACTATTATAAGCACCCCATGCAGTACCAGCTATTTCTTTTTGACCAATACCAACATTATAATAATCCCAAGTATCACTAATAATATTCAATTTACGTGTACTAATTTCTGCATCATTACAAGCTAAACCATTTCGATATATAACTTGTTTATAATTATGACCTGTATTAAGAAGTTTTGATTTTTCTTCATCTGTCAAATAAAATTCACAGATATATTTCATAACTTGTTCATCAGTCATCTTAATATTTTCTAATAAATTATATGCATCATTTGTAGCTTGTATAATTTGTTTAGTAATACCTAATACACGATGGGCTTCTTCTATATTTTTATGAACAGAACTAGTATGTTTATAAGATAAAGTATTACCACTTTTTAAAGTAGTAGCTAAAGTATTCTGACAAATAACTCTAATAGGAGTAAACAATATTTTAACTCCACCATTACCATCATGATTATTAACAAATAGAAGATAATTTTCTACAATATCGCCTTTTACTCTAATATTGTCAGGTAATTTAGCAGAAACAAATATTCTTTCTCCATTACCAAAGAAACCAGCAGTTTGCCATTTAGCTTCATTAGCACCTATTGCATCATCAAAGAATTTAAAAGCCTCTTTATTTTGAACAATAGTATATTGTTTCTTAACAGTTCCAAGAGGAATTTTATAATCATCTCGATAAGTACAATAAGCATTAGGACAAGTAGTATATAAATTACTGCCTAAAATATGTGCATCAGAATCTTTCTTTTTAAGATTATTAAAATCATCTAATGCTTTATTCATATTAATTACATCAATAGGTATTTTGGCAACAAGTTCATGCTTCTTAACTTCATAATTAAGACCAGCTTTAACTATTACTTCTTCTGTAGTTTTACAATCTTCTACATTGACAGCCCCAGCATATCGCCAGGGTTGTCCAATAATTCTATAACTCATAACTTAATTATTTTATATATTTAATTAACCAAATAGCATTTTTCTCATCTTGATGCTCACTACAATATTCAAATCCTAAACTTATATACCAATTCAGAACCCAACTATCTTTGTAGCACCAAAGCATACATTCTCTTGCATCTAAATCAATACATTTTTGAATCAACTTATTAAGAAGTTCACTCCCTATGGTTTTTAATCTTTCATTTTCTGAAACATGAAGTCCTTCAATATATACAATATCAGGTTCATCGCTATAATAATAAATTCTTCCAACAGCTTTGCCATTTTCCTCCATAAAGATGTAGTCATTACCCCATCTGTTATGTCTTTCATGTTCTATAAATCTATAAAATTCACTATTCATAATTTTATATTTTTAAGTTTAACAACAGCAGTAACTCTAGTAAAAATAACTCCTTCTTCACAATCATCAAGTCCTTTTTTATTTCTATATTCACCAAGACAATATCCAAGACTATCAATATCCGCTAATATTCCAGACATACATCCTCCATGTTTTCCATACATACAACATTGCGAACAAGAAAATATATTAGACTTTATATTCGATTTAATACATCTAACAATACCAAAACCTTCAATAAATGCTTCTTCTCCAATATTTAAAGCAAGAGTATTCTTTTTCATATCATTTAATAGTTAAAGTTTGATTTTCACAAAGTCGAGCAACATTCAATTTAGCTTCTCGATTAAGAATATAATTCTTATATCTTGTTTTATCTATATCAACAGATAAACTTCCATCAGTATCTTCATGATTAAAATAAGTATTAACAATATCATAATTTAATTTATCAATAAGTTTAATCAAAGGTATATTAAATTTAATTTCAACACTAGTAGATTCTAAATCATCTTTAGTAAAATTAATTTGATTTTCTTCAGAACATTCAGCATTAAAATTAGCATTTAATGTACTAAGAAAACTATCAACATCAATGCTTTGTAATTCATTAGAATCTAATAACATATCATTATTCCATAATTCTCTTAATCTATCAAAAGTAGCATCTTTTAATTCTAAAACAAGATTAGTATCAACTTCACAAACTTTACTTGCTCTAGTCATTAATTTACTATCATCTAATTCTATTACTTTATTGCCAGACTTATTAGTATCACCATATTTAAGAACTGCATCTAACATATTAGCTTTTAATCTATCAACAATTCTTTGTCTTGATTTAGATAAAGCATCTATTCTAGTTTTTTCATTTTTACAATAATCAATACGAGAAGAAATTTCTGCAATAACTTTTCTATAATTATCAAGTTTTTCTTTAAGATTATCTTGAGTAATTTCAAGTTCTTTTGCTAATTCTTCTGTTATTTCTCCACCATTTTCAATTATTTCATCTATAATAGATGATAATCTCATATCAATACTATATAAACTTTGATTAATTGTTCCCATATCAATAATTCTTTACTGTTTCAATAATAGTTGATTTAATTTTACCACAATTAGAACAACGACTGATAATAATTTCACCAATCACATTTCCTCGAACATCTTTACATTCTTCTTCTTTATAAATTTCATATTTATGTAAATGAAGAAAACATTTTAAATCTTGCAACTTATTCATATTTATCCTTCTCTAAATTCATAGCCTAAATCCATTAATTCATTTCTAATCATACCAGCAATTATACGGGCGTTTTCATGTGGTCGTCCAGTAGTTCCATAATATCTTAAATCTAATATATGACACCATTCTTTATAAGAGTAAGTGTAGACACATTCTGTAGCAGTATCAATAGGAAGAACTCCACGAGCATCTTGACGATGAACACCAAGATTTACAAGTTCTTTATAATCATAAAAAGACCTATCACAAGACCAAACATATTTACGAATAGCAATTTTATCATCTTTTAAATAATTATCTGGAAGAAAACTATCATCAGAATGTTCATCTTTAAATACTTCATAATCTTCATCAGTCATCCAATGTGGTCTACAAAGAGTTCCATCTTCATATACATATCTAGTACTTCTTTCAGCAATATTATTAGGAGAAACGCGATTAAGTTCTCTACTAGTACTAATTTGAGTAGTAACTTTAAATGTATATCTCATTAAATTAGAAACTAAAGGATGAATATTATTAAACGTAAGAGCATCAACTCTATATTGTGTAAGCCATTTATAAAGAACAGGACTTTTCTTTTCTACATCTAATAAGAAATTACCATTAGTAGCAATATAATATTTATTTTCAAGTCTTATCCAATCAATATAAGGACATTCCATATAATTAACTGTAGCATCATACCATAAATGTTTAACATCTTTTTCAGGAATAATAGCATAAACACTTTCATGACGAAACATACTCCAATGTTTATCATTAATTAATCTTCTTATAGTAGCTTCATCGTTACCTGTTTCTCTACCATAACAAACTCTTGCACATCTTGCAACATGAGCTTTAGCATCTTCTTGAATCCAAAGTTCTACTTTAGGTTCTATTATTTTCATATCAATTATAATTAAAAACGAGTTAAATCTAAATCAATATCATTACGAAGAAAATCAAAATCTTTTGGATGCATATAATTAATTTTATCTAATGCTTCAACATTATCAAAATAATTTTCAAGAGCATTATCATTTATAAATATATAACTACCAAATCTAATTGTATTTTCTTCTTCAAATGTTTTAATAAACAACGTAGCTATTTCTAACTTTGCTTTACATTCTGGACAAACTACACCATTGATAGTATTAATTTCTTTTGAGCAATCTCTGTTCATTGTATTAAAGAAAGGTGTATAAAACATCGGTTTCTTACATATATAACAAACAGTAGGTGCAGCATTAACACCATAATCAGGATGATTTTTAAGTACATTGTAGCTTGCCCGTAGGGAATGCCTACCATTATAACTACAATACTTCATCTTTTATAAGTTTAGCTATTTCATTATACAAATCTTTTAAACTACCATTATTATTAATAGTTTTATCAGCAAAAATATTTATTTCTTCGCTACTATGATTACTATTATGATATTCTATATGAGCATTATCTCTCCAAATACGAATAACTTTACCACCTATATTATGAATAGCTTCTTCTTCATCTTTAAATCTAACATCTGGTATAATACATAAAGAATATCTATTAGCTATTTCATGTGCTTTATTAATAGTAGGTCTAATCCAAACATTGTTATCAAATCTTTTCTTCATTAATTCTGTTCCAATAAATTGAAGAAGAGTTCTAATACTAATAACTATTTTACCATCAAATTGTTTTATATAATTAATTAATCCTGTAATTTCTAAACTTTTAATATCAATTAATCTATAATCATCAGGATAATTATCTCCAACCAATTCTTGTTTATCCCAAAGATAATAACCTTTATCTTTATTTTCATTAATTTGTTTTATACTAAGTCCTGTTATAATAGAAAGAACTTGTTTAAGAGGGTCTGCAAAATGAATAATTAAATCTTCTCTTAATAAAGCATTTGTAACATAATGTCTTTTATGCCATTCATTATAAGTTGGATTATCAACTAATAATTGATAGGCAATCATACTAGCAGCAATATCTTTACCACTATGTGCTTTGCCAGCAATACCAATAATTTTAGCTTGTTTCATATCTTTAAGTTTATAAGTTTACACAACAAATATAATATTATTATCAATATTATCAAAACAAACAATCAAGAAATATCTGGCAGAAATAAATTTTCTATTTTGCATTTCTAGCCATTCTGACAGACTTTTGTCAAAATCCTTACAATGTATCACGACAATATAGAAAATCGAATACAGGCAAAATCTGACCTATTCTGAGCCATGTTTTGATATGTTTTGGATATAAACAAAAATGCTGCCGACAATGACTCATTATCATTATCAGCAGCAATAACTTCTCATCGTATTTTATAAATAATACAATCAGGGTTTTCTCTTTCTTGAACTAATTTTACATCTATATTAGTATCTTGTGTTATATCATAAAATATATCTTTAGTATAAATTTTATATCCACCTGTATAATCTCTAACTAATGGAATAGCGTTATCAACTTTATCTTTATAAAGACAAATATAATAACTTCGTTCATTAGTTTCAGCATCATATTTATGTAATATTTGATATGATTTAGCTTTATAATCAGTAAATATAATTACACTTTGAAAAAATACTGAATAATAACTTTTATTTCTATCAAATACTTTATTAGATATAACTTCAAATTCAAGATTAATATCTCCTGTTATCTTTTGTGTAGGTTTAGCCTTCTTGACATTCCCTACGGGCAAGCTACGTTTTACAAAATTAAATCTTACATTCTTTACCATTTTAATCTATTAAATAAACTTCTCTAATATGAAATGGACAATTAGTAACACCACTTCTTTCGCCAAAAGTAATAAACACATTTCTACCTATATATTTTTCTTTATTATCAAGTATTTCTTTTTGTCGTTCATGAGGATAACTAAATCTTGTATCAAAAGTTTCATTATTAATATCATTACGACAAGTTATAATAGGTAAATCTCTTTTTTGTTCTTTTTGAATATCAATAATAACAAATCTTCCATCAGTTTTATCTTTATATTTAGTTAGAAAACCAACTCTACGTTTACCAAATTGATATTCAACATAAGGATTACGAAGTATAAGACCCTCAAAACCATTATTTATAAAACAATCACGAAAATGAGTAGCCATATAATCAGTTCCTATTTCAACACGAGGAAGATAAACTAATCTATTAGTATTATTCAAATGAGCAGCTTTGCTATTAAAGAATGTACAAAACTTCATTAGATATTTATCAAGAACATCAAATCTATGCTCTTGTGTCATATCAGCAATAGCTAAATCATAACACCAAAATTGTAATAGTTTATTTTTATCATCACTCTTATTTTTAACAAAATGATTAATCTCATTTATACTATAACCAGGAAGATAAACTTCACCATCAAGAACAAAATGTTCATTTACCATTAAATCTAATAATTCTTTTGGCAATACTGATAATAAATAATCTTCAAGATTATCAAGACTAGTCCAAATCTCACCTTCTCTACTTTGAAATCTTAATCTAATAGAAGCAAATATATCATTATCTTGATAAGCAGATATAAAACATCTTAAACCATTAATTTTCCATTGCCCTAACATTAATGAATATTTCTTCCATAAATTACTATTATAAGTTTTAGCTAACATAGCAAGAAGAACATCATTGTTGTTATTACTTCTATCATGTGGAAGATAATTATTAAGATAATCTAAAGATGGAAATTCATTAACAGTATTATCATCACGTATTTCATTAGCAAACATATATCCTTCTTTAAGTTTACTATTAATACGAGATTGAACTTCTTTTAAACCATCTTTTTGAGTAACAATATATTTCTCTTGACGAATAGTTTTGCCAACAATACCATATTGTACAACTATTGAATTATTATTTAATTCAACACCCCAACAACAAGGTTGTCCAGCATTATTTCTTCTAAATAGCCATTGCATATTATTTCTTATTAAAATTAAATACTAATTTACCTTCAGGTATTTTAATCTTTTTCGACCTAACAATACCGCCTTTATCATTAATGGTACTTATAGTAGTTTCTCTAGTAAACATATCCGTTGTTCTAGCTTTTCTAGTACTTCTAGGATTTTTACTAACTTTTCTTTTTCCATCTTTATAAGGATTTATTGGAGGATTAAGTTTTTCATATTCGAGATTAGCGGCAATTCTTTCATTAAGTTTATTATAATACAAATTATATTGCTCATTACTTAATATATTTTTTGCAACAGCATCTTTAATAGTATAATCATATCTTGCTAAATCAGCATGATAAGTATAATAAGTAGTTGCTGTTATTCTCATACCATCAGGAAGATGTCTTGTAACATCTAAACTATGTAATAATTCATCTAAAACTTTACAATGTCCTTTATTATTGATTTCGCTATTAATAAAATTAATATCTATTTTATCTAATTCTATCATAAATCAACTTTTTTACATCTATATATTAATACATTCTTTGGTTTTCCAATAAGCAAATGATTATATTTAAACCATAGTATTACATTATCTGTTGAATAAGTTTTAGGGATTTTACCTTCATATTTAACAATACCTTCTTCATAATTAAAATTACTATGTATAGTATTAGAAAAATCATCTTGATTAATTAAATTAAATTTCTTAATATATTCAACATTTTCTTTATCTGATAAATCAATATCACCATAGCAATATATATTATCACTAGTAATTGTTTTATCATCAATGATAATTTTTCTATTTGTTTCTAATTCTTCAACTTGTTCATCAGTTAAAGGTATCATTACAGCAACTTCTTTTGCATAATTATTAAAACGGCAAAGTATTGCTCTCTTCCGTATTCCAATCAATTTCAATGTTTTCATTTTCTTGTATATAATTTATTACGTCTTTAAATAAATTGTCAATAACTTGTATAGAATAATTTTGTCTTAATTCAGCAAAATCTTTACATTCATATTCTTTAGGAATAAGTATAGGAGTAATATTGAATTCCTTCTTTAAATATATAGCTTCTTTTTTACCAGCCATATCATTATCCATAAGACTAATAATATTATATCTATCTTTTATATTATTAAGAAGATATTCATACTCTCTATCTTTTAATTTATAACTTTCACATGGAATATTAATTAAGCCTATCGTAGCTTGCCCGTAGAGGAATGATGACATAGTAGTCTTGCTTAAATAACTTTTTAAAGCAAGTCTATCTTTAGTAGATTTAGTTATAATTATATAATCATATTTATCGTTTGTATTAAAATTAAGAACACCTTCAATATGATTACAATTAGTAATAAATCTAACATCACCTTTTTTACGATTAGGAAAATAAAGTTTAATGTTATATATTCCATGTTTATCTTGTCCTAATATATAACCATAACATAAATCTTTTTTATTATGATAATATTTAGGTTCAGGATTAATATTACGATTAATATAAAATTGGTCAATAGGATAAACAAAATTAGTATTAAGTAAACTAATATCTATATCAAATTGTTTCCAATAATTTATATCATAATCTTCCCAATTACGAATTACAAGTTCTATAACATTTTTTCTATTACGAATTATATTTAATCCAACTTGTATTTCATTATTAATATTTTCATCTTTTTCTGTTCCATAAATTATATGTTTAAAAGTATTTGCTATATGATTTAAAACAAGTCTAAAATATTGTTTCTCGCTAACATTAATAAATTGATTATTAGCAGAAAGTACAAAAGCGGCTGCATCAAAACAATCACCCCAAAAGTACCCGGCGAAGTCACGACCTTTAAGTTTATTTCTATTATCATATCTAAAACCAAAACTGGGATGTTCATCAATGCGAAAAGGACTAGAAATCATAGTATTATTATCTATACAATCTTGAATAGTTTCAATAGATAGTCCTGTATAAGCTGCAAATATACTTATTTGACTAACTTTAGATAGTATAAGTTCTTTAGTAATAATACTATTATTCACACTTCTTCTCATAACACAATAAAAAAATGGCTAGAACTAATTAAAGTCCTAGCCATTCTACTAACAATTAAATATTAAAATGGTAAATCTTCACCAGTAATAGGAGTACCATAATTTGCATTAGGGTCAAATGCTCCAGCACCACCAATAGGAGCAGCGCCACCTATACCAATATTAGTAGGTGTTACTCCAGTAGTAGGTACACCTGGAATAGCTGGCATATTAGGAGTTTTAGGTTTATTTGGAACTTCTTTATCCGTTACAGATTCTTTAGAAACATCAACTCTTAAATTAGGAGCTTTATCTTGATGATAAATTTCAATAGCACCTTCACCAACAAAATTAGTAAAACTATAATCACCAGCTTGATTGCCTGAAGCTACAGGTGTCCAATACATTTCTTTAGTTTTTCTATCACGAACTCGAACATATTTAAGCAACTTCATCCAAACAGGAAGAATTCCACCTTTATCATTCTTATAATATGGTTTACCATCATTTTCAAGAATAGCAATAAAGTTTTCAAATAATGCTCTCCAACCAGCCAATACTTCTTCTGGCTCAACAGGAACATATTGTCCTTCTTCATCAGTATCAACATAAGAAAGTGCAAGTTTATCTTCCATTTCTTCTGTCATTGGTTTACCACGAAGAACAAATACATCAAGAATATGTTTAAGCCATCCCATTTGCTGATTAAATTTCCATTCTTCATCACCACCTTCAATAGTTAATGCACTACTTTCAACAGGCATTACACGAAGAGTGATATAACGTCTATCAGCTTCTTTATCATGATTGCTAGCAAAAGTAAATGCAAGATAAGGAACTGCAAGACCAGCAAATGATGTAGCATTATCTTCTTTTTGTGTTGCCCATTTCATTTCAACACTATCAAGATGACCAATAAACAAACCATTAGAACGATTATAATCATCTTTAGAAAATTTCAATCTACTAGCACCACGAACACTTCCTAAACCTCTACGTTTTTTCTTAAGAGTTTCAACATTAGCTTCATTAGCAACTTTAGGTTTTGCTTCACTAGCAACATTAGATTTAATTTCGTTCATAACTTAATTAAGTTTTAAAAGATTAGTAATTATTTTGTACAAAATAAGGCTGTACAATCAACTATAGTATCATGTACAGCCTTTGAAAATCATTTTTATAACAGAAGATTATTCAGCAGAAGTTTCTTCATTTTCTCCTTCCTCGTTATCTTTCTTACGAGTAGATTCAACATCACGATATTCTTTCAATACAGCAGCTTTAATTGTTACATCTTTGCAACCATCATTAATAACAACATCCATAAGTTCTGTAATATCAACAGAGAAAATACGACTATGATATTTCATTGTTTCTCCCATATTAGCCTTCAATGCTGACCATACAGAAGCATCAGCAAATGTAACAACATTACCAATACCAACCAATTTAGAAGGATTAGCACATTTAGCACCACGATATTTATCAACAATTTCTGGCTGCAATGAATTAGCAATCATTTCAATCTGTGCTTCTTTAGTCATACCTTCAGCAGTCAAAGCAGCAACAAAATCAGCATCACCATTAGCTTTTGCACTTTCAAAGATATTGTCAAAATCATTAGCTACATAAGCCATCTTAGCATCCTTAGTCCATCTTTCAGAAACTTTTACAGGATTACCTTTAGCATCAAATTCTTGAATACCTTTAGCAACAGCCCACATATCAAATGCTTCGTGAATAGCAGCAACACCAGCAGGAGAAGTAATATCAATATTATTTTCTTGACACCATGCTACCAATTCTTCATCTTTCTGTGCAATAGCCATATCAATAGCAGCGGTATTACCAACAAACATTACATAATCACCACTTGCAATACCCAAAGCACGAGTAACAGGAGCAGTCAATCTAAAAGAACCAGGAGTTGTATTAGCAATAAGTTCAGGCTCAGCAACTACACCACGTTTTGCAAGATTAACTACTGACATACCGAAAGACAATTTACCAAATGTTTTCATAATTGTAAAATTTTAAATGTGAATAAATAAATTAATTATATTAATACAAATAGCATTAATCAAAGTTTTAAGAGTTTGACTAATTCAACTCTATTCTTCTACAGTTTCAACTTCTGCATCAATAACATCATTATCATTAATAGTGATATTATCTTGAAGTTTCCACTCTAATTTTTCTTGACAACCCATCAAAATATCACTAGCAATATCTCTAGCACCAAGAGTAAATGCTCTATGACTAATCATTATTCTAGCATATTTTTGATAAGTATCTTTTGTAAAGAAACCAGCTTGTTGAGCTTCTTGATAACTAAAATGTGATGTACATTCTTGAATATGAATTTCATTACCAATGTTTCTAGCACGTTTAAATTTATATTCAGTAATATAATCAATAGGTTGTGGAGGTATTCTAAATATTGGAATTTTGTTTTGTTTAGCAATTTCAGCAGCAACCATTCTATTAGGTGCAATAGCAAAATTACTATTCAGTTTAAATTCATCATAAACATTACCATTATAATCTTGATAATATCTAACTTGATAAACTCCAACTATATCTCCATTACTTTCTTTAGTTATTTCAGCAGCTTCTTTAGCTGTAGCGCATTTCTTACAATACTCAGGTAGATTATTCTCATTATAAGCAATATTGCCATCTGTATATTGATACAGACAAGTATAATCGTGAGTACATTCCCAAGTTACTTGTGCCTTTGACAACAAAGCCTTGATAATATGAATATCTATTACCGTTTTACCACTGACAACATGAATATGTTCTATACAAGTGCTAAAAGGAAGAGCCAAATCTTTTGCTCTCATAAGAATAGCAAGACCATCGTTAATAGTCTTAATACCACCTTTCTCACTTCTTACTATTTCAGTAAGAAATCTTTTAGCAGCAGCAAGTTGTCCATCATCTAATAGATTAATAGTATCAATGGTACAAGTAGCAATTTCATGTTTAGTAGTAACAACATCTTTCTTTTCAGTTACTTCTTTATCTTCTGTCATAATGTCAAAGAGCTTTATTGTTTTTGATTACATGACAAATATAAGCAATTATTCTTAACTACCAAAACTTTGAACATAATATTTTTCATTCTCTGTAATATTTTTTATTTCATGATTTTCATTAATAGGTTTTAGCCGACTACAATCATTTTCTTCATTTGTACCTATCATATATAATTTATAGATTTTTATTTTATCAACATTAAAAGTAAGTTTATTATATCTATATAGGAACTCTTTTATATTATAACAATTTGGTGACATGAATATAATTGCATCACACGTGATTTCTAGGCTGTCTGACGAACAATTTTTAATGGATAATACTCTAATATTGTTTGAGTTGAAAGATTGCACAGAAAGGCTGGAAATAGCTTGTGCGGCGAAGTTTTTTACTTCTCCTTTTCGATTACCAGTCTTATATCTTATAAAATCTCCAACATTTTCATCATAAACAGGTCTAGGCTCAATATCATTATGAAATTCACCACATGGTATATTATTTTTATTAAGAGCTTTATAAACTTCTGTTGCAAGAATAGTATTCTTACTAACTATTATTACTTTTTTATCTTTTAATTCTCCATTTAATAAATCTATAATTATAGGTATTTTATTTACATTATTATTTACTAAATTATTACGTTCACGAAAAATATTATAAGTAGTAGAACATCTTTCTTCTATACTAATAGGATTAAATAAATCATCTATTTGCTTATTAAAAGGTATAGTTACATCAAGATGTTCATTCCAACCATTATATTGAGCAATAGATAATCTTACAGCTTCAGCAGATTGACCTGTAGTTTTATCTCCTACTCTAGCACGATTTATATTTTCAAGGCTACCAAATATATTAATAGTTTTATTTATATAATCACTATATTTATCATATAATTCTTTTTCATCCTGTCTAGCAAATTGTACTCCAATGTGAATTTCCTCTACGGGCAAGCTATATTTAGCTGCATATTTAGCAGCATAATCAGCTTGATTTAATATAGGAAAATATTTATAAAGATAAGCACGAGAATCAGGATGAATTTTATCTGTTGTTATAATAAATAATCCATATTTAATTATACTATTAATATAATTTGCTTGATACATATCAGTTAATCCAACATAAAAAGCTATATCATAATCATAATGTACGCCTATTTTTACATAAACAGAAGTAATACAAGCATAATTATTAGGACTTATATTGTTTTCTTTTAAATAATTGACAATACGAGTTCTAATATCATAATCTTTAACCACAATAAGTGCTTTTATATTTGGATTTTTTTCTATACTTCTTTTCATTATATATTCTATTAATATAGCAGGATTATAAGGTTCAAGAAGTATGCAACAACCTTTACATTTATTTTCTCTCCATTTATTAGCTATATCAATATATGTTTTATTCATCTACATCATCAAATAAATTATTATAAAGACCACTATAACGCTTAATTTTACTCTTTCCTTTACCTTTAGGAGTAATACCTAACTTAATTGGGTCTATTAATTTCATACATTCATTATAATAATATTTAAAATCAATATTCCTTAAACTAATATTAGTATCATCCAAAGTATTAACAACACAAACTTTAACTCCAGCTGCCATTCTTGACCTACTATTAGTAATATTATGAACTTTTTCTATTGTATATCCATCATTACTAATATAAAATCTAACATATCGCTGACAAACTATTCGTGTAAGCATTCCATTAACAATTTTCGTTTCTTCAACATGAAATTGTCTACCAACATTTTGAGTCATACAAAAATCAAGAATATTAGTAGCTTTTTGAAGAGTTTCCATTATAGGAACTTTATTAATAAAATACTCATAAACAGCTTTAGCAACAATAGGTTTATCATATCCTTTTTGTAAGTCAATACGATACATATCTGGATTCATTGCTCCTTTAAATTCTGTCTTTAATTTTCTAACTCCTTTCTTTTCTTCTCTAAATAAGGCAGTATAATTATTAATATCTCTAGCAATAAGACAATGAAGAATATCAGCATCTGCTTTCATTTTAGTTTTTTCTTGCCATCTATCAGCTATATCATTAAATAATTCTTTATCTTTCTCATACAACTTAACCATAATACCATCTGTATTAGCTGATAATACATGAATACCATTAAGTTCAAGTTCTTCACAAAGCATAAGAATCATTAATTGACCATTTATAGTAACTTGAAGAGTAGCAAGTCTATCATAAAGTGGACTATTTTCATCTCCAAATTTACCATATATACTATTAATGACAATTTTTAATACAAGTGCAAGGACATCTTTAGGAATACCATCTATAATTGCTTCTTCACTATGTTTTACAGTAACACGAGTATCTTTCATCCATTGAATAAGATTACGAAATGCACTAGTAACCATATGAGCAGGTGCAACACTATATGCAGCCATAATTGAAGGATAATAAGACGCACATTAACATCATAGCTTTCACTATGAACCTGACTATATCTTAATCTTGTTTTTTTTACTAATTTTCAAAATACAATAAATTTAACAAGATTTCTCGCACTTCCACATTTATAACAATGTGTACTCCTTTCGGATAGTCGATGAACTTTACTATTATTATATTTCACAATATAATGAGTAGTCTTAGCTGCTGATTGTCCATTATTAAAATACTTAGGAATATTATTCCATATATCATCTGTTATTTCTTTTCTACTTTCGTAACTATTGCCATTTAGATTTTCATCTTCTGTTTTAGTAATAACAGCTTTAGGAGTTTCCAGCAGTTCACGAGATTACGACACTGCGTCACTTATGTCCCAATGTATAATTGTAAAAGCATTATCTCTTTGTAGCTTGCCCGTAGAGGAATTGTCAGATATATCCCAATCTGTTGTACTCCATATCTCCATTGGTCTATCTTTACTATGAAGTCCACCTGTAGCTAGAGTATAATTAACATCGCCAATAATAACTTCTTTCTCAAAAGCATCTTTACTAACTCTATATAATGTAGTCTTTTTTATTTCTTTAAGTAAGTCTTGTAATTGCTGTGTCTTAAATTCAACACAATTAAAAATAATCTTACCTAAATTCATAGCAGTTCTTTTAGTTCTTCCATCTTTCCATTTTTCATAAGGAATACCACTATATTTAGTGTAAAACTTTTGAAATAAAACATTAGCCATATTACTACGACTACTATTAAGAACATCTACTTTATAAGAAGCAGAAACAGCATATCGAGATTTAATTTCATCAGGATTAAGACGAACAATTTCACAAACAATAAATACATCATTTTTATTATAATGCATCATATCTGGAATATATTCATCTATTATATATCTATCCCATTTATCAATTACATTGGTGAGCTTTTTATAATCATAACCTTTATATCTTGTATCTTTTGCATAATAGTAATAATCTTTATCACATATATCAGGTAATTCATATTCAAGAAGTTCATACCATTGTAGATTAATACTAGTTTGCTTTAAACCTTTAGGAATATATTTCTTTTCTCCAGTTTTACTATCAACAATAGTTCCAGCTTTATTCAAAGCAAATATTTTCATAACATCTACACCTTTAAATGGTAATGGATATTTTCTCAAACTTCTTAATAAAAAATCATTCTTAGCACCATCTTTATTGTCTTGTAATTCAATTATCTTTTTTGATGTTTCATAAAGTTTTGTAATAAGTTCTTTTGTAGTATCTGTTTGACCAAAATACATTA